AAGAAGATTCATTGATCGTTCTACTTCCAATCGTTCGTGACGCCATGCTACGCCGTGTAGCCCGTACAATTGATCGTGCTATGATGTACGGTACAGGTGCTACAACTGCTGATCCAGTTAAGGGCGTTGCTTCTTATGATCCAGTCGGCGAGCCCGGCGCAGTCACCCCTCTAGCTCCTACAGCTACTGTTACAGTTGCTAACCTACGCAACCTACGTAAGAACATGGGTGCCTGGGGTCTAGATCCTTCCGAGCTAGTCTATGTTGTTTCTACAGAAGTCTACTATGACCTACTAGAAGACTCAACATTCCAGACAATGGACAAGGTTGGCACACAAGCTACACTACTAACCGGTCAGATCGGTTCTATCGCCAACACCCCAGTTGTTGTTAGCGGCGAACTACCTGCTAAGGCTGATGACGCTCTAGGCGCTTTCTGCTTTGCAACATCTAACTTCTTGGTTGGTAACCAGCGTGGTCTACGTGTTGACACTGACGAGCTCATCGAGCGTCAGAGCCGTGTACTAGTAGCATCACTACGTACTGGCCTAACACAGTTGACAACAAATCTAGGAAGCGGTGTAAGAGCTCTACGCTTTAACGCCTAATCTACTAAAACTGGGGACTGAAAGGTCCCCGGTTTTTCCAAAGGGTTGTACAAATCCTTTGGAAAAACCAAGGAGAGGTCATGGGAATTAGCCTAGTTACTCTAAATGAATATAAAAACTACGTTGGTATCACCAGTCCCAACCAAGACACAAGTATAAGTGCCATCATTCCCAAAGTGAGTGAACTGGTAAAGACCATTTGCCGTCGTACTTTTAAAGACTACCTTGATGAGTCAAAAGTTGAATACTTTGACGGCGGTGAGTGTTTTAACCTAGCAGAAGCACCTGTATTACAGATTCAAGGTCTTGAACAGAGTACAGACTATGGCAACAACTGGAATACTTTAACAGAGTACACAGACTGGGTATTTAAAAAGAGCAGTCAGCAGATTGTTCCGGTTAATCCTTCTCGCTACTTTGAAGATTTGATCAATGGCTATCGCGTTACTTATACCGCAGGTTACGAGATTCTTCCAGAAGACTTAAAGTTAGCTGTATTAGACTTGGTAACCTACTATCTCAAGAACGATGCAGCTGTACACAGTACAAAAGCTCCAGGCACCAATAGTGTACAGATCGAATACATATCAACCACAAACATGCCGGCACACATCAAACGAGTGTTGGATTTGTATGTAATGAATTACAACTGATATGGCTCAGAAATCACAAACTCTATTGCAACTAGGAAACAATATAGTATCTATACTTAAAACTAATGTGCGAGAGACAGTATTAGATACTAAAATACATTGCATACCAATAGACTTAGACACTCTTACAAAAACTTTAAGTACAGTAATACGTACTCCTAGAGTTATAGACAATTTTTTTGATAGAGGTCCACTAAATAGTGAAGGTAGTCCAGAGCAGATTCCTGAGTTTGCCAGACTAGCTTTAACCTTGCTGAAAGATGCTAGTGGTTTAACTACAAAAATAGAAGCTAGTGATGTTCAAAATTACAAAGAGTGGCAGCTGTACATGAATGAACAGCACATGAAAGGTAATCTAAAGATACCACTAGAACAAGCCTTAGATATTCCGCTTAATTTAGAACAGGCAGAGCCAGGGTTTCCGGAAATTAGTATTGGTGCTTTAAGAAAAGACATTAGTGATTTTGTAAAAAAGCAGCATCGAAGTAATGTATATAAATATAACGCGCTACCAAAAGATTTTGTAAGTACACTCAATAGTTCAGATTTGGAAGTTCGAAAAAAATACTTACCAGCAGTAATACTGGACGATCGTGACGAAGCGATGGCTGTAATGTATTCTACTTTTAATACAACTGCTAATGCTTTGTACGAAAAGTTATTAAATAAAACTATTAAAAAGTATTTAATACAAGCCAACTATGAAAAATCTGGAACAAAGTATAGTCCAGGTTTTGATAGAGGCCATACAATACTTACCGAAAACGGGCAAAAAATAGCAACAACCCCACTATTGGAAAAAATTGATCAAATACTATTTTCAGTAAATGAAAAACTAAAACAACAACAAAGTAGCACAGATAAAACAAAGCTGAAGCTGCTAATAAAAAAAGTAGAAGAACAGAGAGTATCCCTGTTAGATAAGTCAGTTTTAGGTACTAGAATCAAAGCTAATTTAAATAAAGACTTCAGAAAAACCTTAGCATCATTAAATGCAAATATAGTACTCATACAGGATCGATTAGAAAATCAGTATGACTATGCCCAAGTAGAGGGAGAGCTATCTAGAAATTTAGCGAAGATAGCAGAACAATTACTAAATGGACAGTTTTCTAGAACTCTTTTACAGGAAATAGAATACAGAGTTAATAGTATATTTGATGGTAAGTCTTTTCAAACAAATGTATCTGTAAATAAAAAATTGGATTTGAGAGTACCTGGCAAGTCAAAAGTTAATGTAAAAGTTAATGTTGATCGCATTAAAAGATCTAGTAATAAAAAACCAACAAGTAGACCGAAAATCACTATTCGCGAAACTCAGAATACGTACAATTTAGTAAATCTACCAATGTTGATGATGCAAATCAATGCCAGTCTGCATGATCAGATAAAGAAAAACATGGGCACCGGTAGTCGACAAGATGTTTTAAACTATCGCACCGGTCGTTTTGCACAATCTGCACGAGTAGAGCGTCTCAGTGAAAGTCGTCAAGGCATGATAACTGCTTTTTACAGTTACATGAAAAATCCCTACGCAACTTTCAGCCGTGGTGGCCGTCAAGAACGTCCATACACCCGTGACCCTAAACTGCTAATTTCCAAAAGTATCAGAGAACTTGCAGGAACCCAAGTGGCCAACCGTATGAGGGCAGTATTAGTATGAGTAAGCGAACCAGTATTGTAAAAGCCCTGGCAGACAAGTTTAAAGAGATAAATGGTAGCTCACCCTATTCCATCGACCTATACAACAACAGTTTTAATAAACTGAAGTTTTGGGATGAAGTACAAGATTTTCCTTGTGTTTATGTAACACCAGGAACCGAAATGAGAGAATACCTTCCAAGTGACTTTAGATGGGGATACTTGGGAGTATGTGTCAAGGTATACTGTAAGGGCGAAGACGCTCAGTCTCAGTTAGAGGCCTTGCTACAAGACCTGGAGACTTGTATTGATAACAACAGAGTTCTCCAGTATGATGGTTCAAACGAAACCACAGAAATTTTAATAACCAGCATCACAACAGATGAGGGATTATTAGACCCCTATGCAATAGGGGAAATAAATCTACAGGTCAGATATCAGGTCATGTAGAACTAATGCTGATTAACCCATCACAGATAAAGATCTAGTAAGGGTGATTTCAGCACACAGCCTTAAAGGAAAAAATTATGGCAGTTAATTTAATTAGAAATGCGAGAGTATTTTTCACAACCGGACTAGACTCAGTCACTGGTAAGATTTTACCAGCAACTGCTCGTACCGCAGCCAATACCTATGAGTTGCAACCACTTGATGGAATGAGTTTTAGTCAAAATACAACTCTAGAAACTGTAACACTAGCAGAAAGTGGTAGCACTCCAAGCCGTGGTCAGCGCAGTTTTGCAACCAGTCTAGATCCAGTAGATTGGAGCTTCTCTACATATATTCGTCCAAGAATGAGTGATGGTTCCGCCGCAGTTGCTGGACTTGACAGCGGCGACTATGTTCGCTGCGAAGAATCAGTACTGTGGAATGCAATGTTTTCAGCTGTTGCTGTTGACGTTAGCACTACTACAGCTCTACCAGCAACAACTAACGCAGCCTATAGCGAAACAGCATCTACCGGTACCACAAACGTTCCAGTATCTACAGTCACTACAGTAAACAGCAACTTAAACCAACTACTACGTTTTGGTTTAATTGTTATGTTTGATGACACAACTATCCTAATTCACAATTGCGTGGTAGATCAAGCCAGCATCGACTTCGGCCTAGATCAAATTGGTACTATTGCTTGGACAGGCAAAGGTACTGAATTAGAAGTTATGGGTACTGCTGGTACTGTGCCAAGCGCCGGTACGTTTGGTGGTGGGCTAAGCGGTGTCTTCACTCCAAAGTCAACAAGTGCCAAGTATATTACAAACAGATTGAGCGCTGTTCAGCTGGCCTCTACTGCTGGTAAGTATGGTCAGAGTGCTGTTAACTACGTATTCCCAATTACTGGTGGTAATATTACTATTGCTAACAATGTAACATATCTAGTACCAGCAGCAATGGGCACAGTTAACAAGCCTATTGACTACTACACAGGTACTCGTTCTATTACTGGTAATCTAACAGCTTATCTAAGAACTGGTAGTACTGACAGCGTAGGTCTAATGTCTACTCTGTTAACACAGGCCAGCAGCTTCGATCAAAATCAGTTCGCAGTCACACTAGGCCTCGGTGGCAGCATTACAGCACCAACATCTACAGCAATGGAAAACAAGCTAATTATTAGCCTACCATCAGCCATGCTACAGATTCCTCAAGTTAATACAGAACAAGTAGTTAGTACTACAATTAACTTTACAGCTCAGGGTGCTAACGGCAGCAATAACTATGACATTGATCAGAAGAATGAAATGACAATCTCATACTACGCCGGTCCAGCAGTATAATTTAATAACTAAATAAGTAGAGCACAACTAGTGCTCTACTTATTAACAACAAGGATAATTCATGACAGAAAACGCAAGTGGCTCACAAGTAAATTTATCACTAAAGAGCCTTTTAGTACCTAGTAAAACAGTCGAGGTTGATTTTCCTGGATTTAGTGGTTTTAAAGTTAAGTTGAGCTTCCTCAGCCGCGAGACCCTTGTCTCGATCCGGAAGAAGGCAACTAAAATGACGTTTAAAAATCGTCAACCAGTTGAAGAATTAAATGACGACCTGTTCCTACAATTATATGTACAGGCTTCTATCAAGGGCTGGAGTGGCTTTAAGTTGGCCTATCTAGAACAATTGGCTCCAGTAGACTTGGAAGGCCAAGACCTTGAAAACGAACTAGGCTATTCAGAAGACAATGCGCTTTTCTTAATGAAGAACAGTAGTAACTTTGACGCTTGGGTCTCAGAGCAGGTCACTGAACTGGGAAACTTTCAGAGCAGCAACGCCAAGAAGTAACCAACAGTCTAGAGTCTTACTTTGAAAATTCCAGACATGGAATGACAAAGGCTCAATATTTTGAAATGTGTGAATTGTTGGGTTCTGAGATTAAAGAATCAGAAATACCTGTTGAATTTGATGATCTACTAGTAGAAGTTCAAGAGGCCATGCAGATTTACGGCAATCTACAAGATTGCTGGGATTACATGGGCGGAAACTATATAGGAAAAAACTTTAATTATATAGAAACAGTATTTAAATTCTACAATATAGAGCCAGATCAATATAAGCAATACTATGACTTATTGATGACTATAGATCGTATACGAACCAAACAAATTCAAGACAGTAAGCCCAAAGATACCAAAGCCCGCTAAACAGCGGGCTTTTTTATTGCATACAAAAAATAAGGGCTTGACACCACACCCCCATAGTGGTATAATTTGTAGGTCAAAGTGTCAACACACTAAATTTTTGTCGTTGCCAGGAGAAAATATGGCAGATAATACAAGTACATTCGTCCTAAAGGTAAAAACCGAAGGCATGGATCAAGCCCAGAGCCAAAGTCAAGCCATTAGGAACAACCTAGAGGGTGCTCAAAGAGCAGCCTCCGGCACAGCAACTGGCCGCGTTGCTAGAAGTGCAGCAGCTCAGCCTACTGGTAGAGCCGGGGCATCTGCTGGCGTTTTTACTGGACCAGAAGTAGAAGACTACAACAGAGCATCTGGTGCTGCAGGCAAAGCAGGTGGCACAGCTCGTGACTTTGCAGACCAAGCTCGTGGGCTTGGTGGATTGGTACGCCTGTACGCCACTGTAGCAGCCAACGCATTTGCTGCCGCTGCAGCGTTTGGTGCGTTAAGCAGAGCTATGGATACCAGCAATATGGTCAAAGGATTGGACCAGCTAGGTGCAGCCAGTGGTGTAGCTCTTGGCAACCTGAGCAAAAGATTGTTTTTAGCCACAGACGGTGCAGTTAGTCTACGTGAGGCCATGGAAGCCACAGCCAAAGCCAGCGGTGCAGGCCTTAGTAGTGACCAGATCCTAAAGCTGGGTGATGTAGCAAAGAAAGCCTCTCAGACTCTAGGCGTAAACATGACAGACGCTTTAAGTCGTTTGAGTCGCGGTATTACAAAGTTAGAACCTGAACTATTAGACGAATTGGGTATTTTCGTAAAGATTGACGATGCCGCATCTAAGTATGCTCTTAGCGTTGGCAAGAGTACTTCAGCCCTAACAGATTTTGAACGTCGTCAGGCTTTTGCGAACGCGGTGTTGGAGCAAGGCAATAAGAAGTTTGGTGAAGTAAATATAGACATCAATCCATACACAAAACTAGCTGCGACCTTTCAAAACCTAACACAAACAATCCTTGAGTTCGTAAATAAGGGATTGGCACCCATAGCAAAGATATTTGCTGACAACTCTGTCCTACTTGGCGCAGCGTTTGCTTTTATAGCTACCAAAGTACTAAAGATGGCCATTCCTGCTCTTGGTGAGTGGCAGACCCAGTTAGTAAAAACAGCCGAAACTGCAAAAGAAAAAGCGCAAGCAATAAATACTGCCTTCGGTGAGGCTTGGGTAGATCGTTGGGAAAATCGTTTAAAGTTGCCAGAATTAAGAGCAGGCGTAAAAGAAGCCGCATCTGAATTGAAAAAGATGGGTTTAGCTTCTGTTTTTGACAAGACTGCTATTGGTGAAGGATATAATGCTTTAATAAAAGGCGAAGCACTATCTGCCAAACAAATTGCTGCTACAAAACTGGCCATTACGTCTAATAAAGAAGAAATAATGGCTCTGAGCAGGGTACAAACCGCTCAAAGCGCAGCTCGCACAGCGGAACTGCAAAAAGAAATCATCCAACTAGAAGCAATTATTGCACTTGAAGCAAAAAGAGCAACACTTAGCTTAGCCGAAACTAACATCGGCACTGCAGCAGAAGAGCAGCCCGGATTTTTTAGCGGAGAGGCTCAAAGAAATAGAAGAGCCAAAGGAGCATCTACTACCGCTATAGCCCTTGCAGAATTGGCAGCAATACCCGGCCAGACCATGGAAAAGGGTTTTGGCGATGCCATGAAAAACATGAAGGCCAATCTTGAAAAGCAAGGTGTTGGGTTCGTTAAGCGTTGGTCTACACTAGCAGTAGGTGCTCTTGCCAGTGCCACAACCGCCATAGGAACTTTTATAGCCTCCATTACAGCTTGGATTGGCGTGTTTATGGCTGTTGGTTTTGCTATCTATGGAGCACTAAAGTACTTTAGTGCCACCAAGAAAGAAAGCGAATTAACCAGTGAAGCAATAACCCGACTAGATGACGCATCAAAGAGCGCACAACTTACCCTAGAAAAGTTGTCAATGTCTAAAGACCCACTGGAGTCTTTGAGCGTTCAGACAATACAAGCCAAAGCAAACGCCCTAAAAGAACTAGGCGACAGCGGAGCACTGGCTGTTAAGAGAGCCTTTGATGAAATATCAAAGATGAATGCCGGAGACCAGTTCTTAAACTGGGTATCAAAACTTTGGGGCGGAGACGTACAAACCAAGCTTTCCGAGGGCCTGGCCGACAGCATTAAAAACTCATTCAAACTTGCAGAAGATACAAAACTTACTCAAGAAGCCAAAAAATCAATAGAAGGTATACTTGGTACATCTATTCAAAGTGCTAACTTGGAACAGGTTATTAAAAAGGTCGCCGCTAGTGGTGATGACGGAAAACTAAAACAAATAGTAAAAATTATTGAAAGCATGGGCAATGCAGCAGCTATAAGTGCTGCAAAGGGTACCGAGCTAAAAGAAAGTATAGCAAAAGTTACCACAGGCATTCAGGAATTTAATAGAAGCATAGTTCCAACCGACAGTCTATCAAAGATAGCACAGGATAGTGCTGTAGCAGCTCAAAAGTTGGGCATGGCATTAGCAGATCCTGTGCAGGCTTTAACAGCAATGAGAGACGTTTCTGGCAGTGTGGACATGTTGAGCATATTCCCTGCAGATGTTGCTAAAAACTTAATGAGCTACAATGACGAGCTTAATGCTGTAGCCAACAGTGTGGTTGCAGCAAAAAATGCTACGGCTTCTTATGATAAAGAAATCGAAAATCTAAATAAAGAAATCAAAAAACTGGGTACGTCAGGCGCTGGTGTTAATACAAAAGCATTGGTTGACCAGTACAAGCAACAAATAGAAGCTATTGAAGCTAAAAAACTAGAATTAAAAGCCGAAATTGATGCTGATACTGGAAGAATTAAGGGTGTATTTGATCAGGCAGTAAGATCTAGTTTAATCCTATCTGCCGAACAAATGGCCGCCAGACTGGCTGTTGAGATGAACAAAGCCCAGTCCGTAGTAAAAGGTGCAATGGCCGGCTTATTGGGAGATACCGTAGGCGGTATCAGAATGAGAGCAGAATTAGAAAAGCGCTCTATAGATGCCAATATGGAAGCCACAAAGCAGAGCTTTGCCCTAGCCAGTAAAATGGAAGAATTAAAGATTGAAATGGAGCGTAAGAGACTCCAAGATGAAAAATTTAATTTACAGTTAATAAAGAAAGAAGTAGAGCAAAGAGGTGGCAGCCTAACTACAGATCAAAGCAATAGACTGACAACTATATCCACAAGAGAAGCAGAATTGGACAAGATGCAAGCCGGCCTTAGAGGCAGGGGCATGGGTCAGAGTTCTGTGAGTCTTGCAAATGCCGGAGCAAGTGCAGACGTTGTAGCACTACAGCAAAGATTCGAACAGTTGCGAGTTACTTTAGCTAGTGGGGCCGCGAGCCAAGAAGCAGTAAAAATAAAGGCTAAATTTGAAGAAGATAGAAAGTCTTTCGAACTAGAACAAAAAAGATTTCAGTTAAGTATAGACACTGCTAATAGTGAAAAAGAAAGAGCAGGAGTACTTTCAACTATATATGGCATAGAAAATCAAAGTGCCACACTTGCAAAAATAGCCGCAGATGTTAGAGCACAAGACTTAGCAGATGAAAAAGCAAGAAATGCTCTTGTATTTGATACAGATAAAAAAGCCGAACTCTATCTCAAACTGTTAAATGAACAAACGAAGTCTAAGAAAGCACTAACAGCAGAACAGGAAAAAGAATTAGAAAATTTTAGATTGGCCTTAGTAGAAAGTGGTGCAGAAGTAGATCGTTTTGACGAAGCCTTAAAAATACGTACTAGAATGCGCGATATTAACAATGAAATATTGCGTATCAGCAGTCAAACCGCTGCAGAACAGAAAAAACAAGAATTCGAAAAACAAAGACTTGACACGCAATATGAATTGCAAGAAATAACGTCTAACTCGTTAAAACAAGAATTAGATAGTCTTGTTTCACTTGGTAGAGTTGATCAGACGTACGCCGCTAATAGAATTGCTTCTTTATCGTTAGAAGCACAACAAATACAGTACAATAAACAGTTATCAGATATTGCAAGTCAAAAAAGAATTCAAGACTTACAGGCTGAAGATCAATATAGAAAAGCCATAGCTGCTGGTGGTAATGAAATCGATGCCATGATTGAATGGGGAGCACAGACGGCAAAGAACAATGCCCTAACGCAGGATCGTATCGATAAATTAAATGCATCAAATACCCTAGCAGTAAGATCAATAGAGCTTACAAGGCAAGGCAGCTTAGAAACAGCAAAACAAAACGAAGAAATCAAACGTCAAGCAGAACTGTTAGGACTATTCACAGGAATAGCAAACACTTTATCAGAAGCTTTTGGAAAAACCGGAGAGGTATTGAGTAAATTTGTTACCACTTTGGGAGATATTTCTGCAGGTCAAGAAAAGTATAATACTGAACGAGCAAAACAGGCAAAAATAATTAGTGATATAGCTGCTAAAGAACGTGAATCTATAACAGCCGAAGACGTCGCCCAAGAAACAGAAGCCAAGAAAAAATTAGGTGATCTTGATCGTAAGCGTGCAAAAGACGAAATCTCAGACAATGCCAAGTTGATGGGCAGTGTCAAAAATTTATTTAAAGAGAAAACAACCGCGTACAAAGTATTTGGTGCACTAGAAAAAGCCTTACACATTGCACGACTAGCCATGGATGTAAAAGAGTTGGTTAGCAAGATAACAACTGAAACTGGTAGAACTGCAGCAGCTGTTACAGCAGAGGGTACCCAAACAGCTACCGCTGGAGCAGGCTTCCTAGCCAGAGCAGGGCTGTATGTAACAGAAATATTTGCCAAAGTAAGCAGTCAATTGGGTATATTTGGTCCTCCTATTGCAGCAGCTATAGTTGCAGCAATTGGACTGAGTGCTTTTGGTGGAGGCAAAAAATCAGCCCCCGGTGGTTTTACTGCCGAAGAGCAACAAAAAGTAGAGGGCACTGGTCGTACCTATGTCGACGGAAAGTTGGTTGACAGAGAAGGCGGCGATCCTGGTGACCGCGAAGCACTTGCAGACAGTTTGAGCAAAGCACTAGAAACAGTAAATCAAAATACATTTGAAAATAAAATCTACACAAACAAGACTCTTCCAATCCTGCAGATGATTGAAAGAAATACCAGAGACACTGCATATGCTGTTTATAACCGTCTTGGGCCAAATGCTGAAGGTAGCTTAACTAGTACCATTCCTACTGGTAAGACTCGCGAAAACTATCTTGGCAGTACTGGATCCACCTTGGCAGGGGCAGGATTGGGCGTAGCTGGAGGTATGGCAGTCAGTTCTATGTTTGCTGGTGTAGGCGGAGTGGCTTTAATGAGCGGCACTATTGGAGCTATTGGAGCTGCAGCAGCAACTGCACTGGGTGGATTATTGCTCCCCGGCCTAGGACTATTATTGGCCAAACCAATAGGTAAGCTGGTTGGCAAGATAATTGGTGGCGAAACAACTCAGACTATAGAAGACTTTGGTTTATTAGTCACGGGAACATTCGATCAAATAACTGAAGGTGCCAAAGGTGCTGTACAAGAATTTGCAAATGTAAGAACAGAAATAGATGGCGGTTGGTTTGGCAAAGATCGCGTTAGATATTCAATGCCAACACAAGAAGCCCCAGAACTAATAAAAGAGTACATAGGCAATATATTCGAAGGATTCAGAGATATAATTAAATCAACTGGAACCAGTCTGCAAAAAGACGTCAGCGGATTTTTATCTACCTTTAAGTTTCCAGAAATAAAGGTTAGTTCAGAAGGCAAAACAGCAGAAGAGTTTGCAAGAGCTTTAAATGCAGAACTGAGCGTTGCATTCAACACAGCCGCAAAAGCAGCATTCCCAGAATTAGCACAGTTCAAAAAGAGTGGCGAAGAGTTTGGCGAAACTATCATAAGAGTAGTCAACAATCTAGAAACTGCCAACTATGCTATGAGGCTGATGGGTAGGGATACCATTACTCAACAAGTATTCAAGAAGTTGGAAGGTGCCACTGTCACTAATTATAAAACTATACCGTCAACTCCAGAACGTAGAACTGCCTTAAATGCAAGAGGTGCAGACTACAGCACATATATAGACGATAGCTTTGGCGAAGTCATATTTGAGCGTGTTGTGCGGCCTCTAACAGACGCGGAAAAGACAATTGAAGCTGTCAGAATTACTGAAGCTTTAGTTGACGGTGCCGGCGGTTTAGATAAGTTTGTAAGTCAAACACAATTCTTTGCTGATAACTTCTTAACAGAAGCTGAAAGATTAGCTCCTGTACAAGAAGACTTAATAACAAGAATGGACGAACTGGGCCTAAGTTCTATAGACACAATGGCAGAGTTCAAGAATCTTGTAAATTCTGTAGACTTGACCACAAAAGAAGGGCGTACTCTATATCAAAACTTAATGGATGTACAGTATGCATTTGCAGCAGTTCACGGAGAGGCAGAAGAGCTATTACGTTCAAAAGTACTGTCTCAACAAATAGAAGGATTAAAGCTGCTTGGAAGAGACCAAGAAGCACTAACCCTTCAAAGAAACGAAGAACTTGCAGAGTTGGCAAAGTTCCCACCCGCTCACGCAAAGATATTGATAGCAAATCAAAAGTATTTATACGCACTAGAAGATGAAAAAACAATCAAAGAAGAAATAGCCAGAGAACAAGAAAAATTAAATACATTTTTAAACAGAACCAAAGACCAACAGTCAACAATTTTTGGATTGTTGGAGGATACAAAAAGTGCTACAGATCTAAAGAGATCAAGAGAACTGCAGGATATTATCAAGAATTTCCCTGCTGATCAAGCAACAATAATAACAGCAAATCAAAACTATATCTATGCTCTAGAAGATGAGCAGGACTTAAAGAAAAAACTGATTGCACAAAGGGACAAAGAAAAAACTGCAATTAAGTCAACTATTGACAGTTTGAAAACATCAATAACTACATTAAAAGACTATCGCACAAGTCTGCTTACTGGAAACCTAAGTACACTTACTCCAGAAGAAAGGTACGGACAGACCAGAGCAGAGTTTATGAGGCTACAAGCAATAGCTCTTGGCCCTGCAGGTACTGAAGCCGAAAAAGCAGCACAGTTAGAAGCAGTAAATAAGTTACCACAAGCAGCAAATAGCTTCTTAGAAGCCTCTAGAACAATGTTTGCAAGTGGTGCTAACTACACAAGTGACTTTAATTTAGTAACTAGTATAGTAGATAAAGTAACTTCTGGATTGGAAAATCAAAAAACTAATGCTGAATTACAATTAGACGAGTTAGAAAGGTCTACTAGTTTCTTGGATTCTATAGACACTAATACTGCTACTACTGCTGATTTGTTAACACAATATTTTGCAGCACAAGGTATTTCTGCAAGATTGGCAACTCCAAATAACGCTGGAGAAGATCTGTACTCAGCTGGAATGGATGCATTAGCAGCCAGAGGTGCAGCAGCAACGGCTAAGAGTAACGCACTAGCTCAGGGTATAACATTGGTAGAAAATCTACCTTCTGTTACACAAGCTGCTGTTACAGGCACTGCTCAGGTAGCCCAATCCGCGGTTACAGGTACTGCGGGAGTAGCCCAGGCTGCTGTTACAGGTACTGCAGAGGTAGCGAATGCGGCAATAAATGGTATGTTAAGTGAGGGTCCACAACAGGTAACTGTAACAGATCCAATAACTATAAATGATAACAACATAGTTACCGAACTAAGAACTGCAAATACTAATCTAAATAGAGCAGTCACAGAACTAGAAAACTTACGAAGAGATCAACAGCAACAAACTGGAGCAATTATTACAAGCAACGCGCAAGTAGTAAATGCAAATGCTCAAACAGTTAGCAATGCTGTAAACGATACGCAGGACTATCAGTATTGGTATAGCAGACAGGTAGTAGGTATGCCTTGATAGAGTAAGCAGCCGGATAACTCCGGCTGCTTTTTATAGGAGAAATTATGTCTTATAGTCAAACATGGTTAGAAGATCCTTCAGCAATAAGAATGCTGTTGGTAGACGCAACAGCGTACAATGTTGTAACAAGTCAAGAAGTAAAGTTCTACTTCTCAACAACTGGCTATATGACTAGTGATCGTACATCTTTTCTTCCCGTGATAGTTGGAAGTATGGGGTTTACCGAATCTATTTCTGCTGACGATTCAACTTCTATTAGTTTTGGTGACATTGAACTACACAATCTCAACGGTGAATTAGACGACCTACTGGACAGCACAAAGTATATTTGGAGCAATCGTCCTATAAAAGTATATTATGGAGATCCAGGCTGGAGTTATACACTTGCTCAGATTCCCACAACATTTTTAACGGTGTTTGATGGCACCATAGACGATATTGATACCAGAACTACACGTACTATTAATTTTAGAGTACGTGATAAACTGGAACGACTTAACGCGCCTATAACAGAAAATAAAATTGGCACTTATGGAACTTGGGAAGCCGGTCAGCAAAACAAGGATGCCACTCGACCTCTTGTATTTGGTGAAGTCTTCAACATCTCACCAGTATTAATAGACCCCAGTACTCTAGAGTATTGCTTTAGTTCTAGCAATCCTGACAGCACCACAGGATTTGCAAATAATGGAGAAAGTGAAAAACTTTTAGAGATTAGAGATAATGGAGTACCTATATTTATTCCTGGAAATGCTAACTATGATGGAGCAACAGTAAATTTAGCAAATAGTACTTTTAAGCTTACAAAAAGCTCTGCTGGCGCCATAACGTGCTCTGTTCAAGGTGTAAAAAAATCAATACAATTAAGCGGATCAACTGGAACTCTAAGTAATACCTATACAAATAATATACCAAACACTATTGCTGTAATAGCCACACAGTTTGGCAAAGCCAATAGCCGATTATTAACATCTGAAATAGACTACCCAACTTTTTCTACTTTTAATTCGACAGCAGAAATTGGCTTATTGGTGTCCGGTACAGAAAATGTACTAACTGTATGCCAAGAACTGGCATCCAGTATTGGTGGTCAATTGATAATGAGCAGAACCGGGCAATTGAGACTGATCCAGTTTGGTACTCCTATTTCTGGAGTTGCCAGTGTAAATATAACAGTAGATGATATACTGTTCGACAGTTTGAGTGTTTCTGACAGGCCCGGTGTAAAAGCAGCTATAAAGTTAGGTTATGCAAGAAACTATACTGTACAAGAGAATTTATTGAGTGCAATACCAAATGAACACAAAGCTCTGTTTGAAGAAGAGTGGTTTACAACAACTTCAAAAAATGGTCCTGTAGGTGTTACCTACAAACTTGATACAGATCCAGAACAAAAAGATACAGCTTTAATTTCTACTGCAGATGCAGAAGCTGAAGCAACAAGATTAATGGGTTATTTTGATGAGCAAAGAGTAGTTTACAAATTTACAGGCAAAAGCAGGTTGCTGAGCCTTGTATTAGGTCAAAGCGTAGTACTGTATCACCACAGATTTGGGTTAAGCAGTGGAAAAGCAGGACAAGTTATTAGTCTGTCTCCTAACTGGTTGAAAGAACAAGTAGAAGTTGAGGTAATAGTATAATGGCAACTACAATGCATGCGCGCCAGCTACAGTTAGATGGCAGCTCAGTCAGAATTAATGTGATCTCTGTTTCTCTATCAGCAAGTATAGCAGGCACAGAGGTACCAAAGAATAAACCGGTAGAATTTTATAAACAATTAGACAACACAACACTACCAGCCTCAATACTATTAACAGCAACAGCAACCGGCACAGCACAAACTATTAATTACAGCTGGTCTTACGCCACAGATCTTGCGCCTGGTATTTGGATACCAATACCCGGTCAGACAACTAGTACTCTGTCTGTTACAAACACTAACTTTACAAGCTATTTAGGAACCGCCACAGGTGTTATATTTAAAGTAGAAGCTACTAGATTAGGGTTTATTTCTGGTGTAAGTTATCTTACAATATATAATAATACTGAACTAACCGAAGTAGTACAGATTTTATTAAGTAATCCAAACGTATTAGTAGGTACTGATGAGTCCAATGTTGCTGTTACATACGACAACACAGACTGTCAAATAAAAGTTCTAGTAAATGGAAAAGAAATAAACTATGGACTAAGTGGTAATAATACCTTTAGTGTAGGAACTCCAGTAATATCACCAGCAAATTCTATTGTATTGGGAGCAGCCACTGCTGGGACTAAAACTTATTCTTTTGCTGATATTACCAATATGACTGGAGATATTGTAACAGTGGACTTTCCTGTTACAATAAGAAATAATTATGGGAATCCAAGACCTGTAGTAAACGTAACACAAAAGTTTGTAAAAGTAAAGCCTGGCGAAGGTAACATATTTGTACTATTAACAAACGATACCCATGCCATACCTTCAAAAGAAGACGGTACAGATCCAACCTTACTGTTCAGCGGCACAGAGATTTCTTTGTACCAAGGTGGCACTTTACTAAAGTATGACGGTGTAGGTACTGCAGCGGGTAGATGGAAAATACTGTCAAAAGTAGATACAAATCTAACTAGCGGAGCTGTAGCCTCAGTAGTAAATGCTGTGGCTGGAGATGATGAGGCAGTTGTTGCAGACCTTCAAAGTTTTTCATTAGTTCAAAACACAGGAAAAATAACATTTACCATAGTTGGTAAAACACTAGCCAATGAATCCTTTAGCATAACCAAGACTCAAACCTTTTCAAAGCTAAGGAATGGTGTAACTGCAGTAATATACAAAGTATTTTCAAGTACAAAAGCAGTTTATAAAAACAGTGCCAGTTTTCAAACAAACGGAGCATTTAATGAAATAGTTGGTGGTGGTAGAAAGTATACTGGAAATACTGTTATAAACTTTGGTTGGTTGGGAATTACTCCCTATACACGCAATGCTCAAAATCAATTAGTAGCAGGCACTGAATCCAGAGAATTTGTAGGCGGAGGTGACGGAGTAGTTTTTAGCCCTGACCCTTCTGATACAACTGAAAAATTTATTGTACGACTGTATGAAACACAAACCAGTACAACAGTACTGGACACAGAAGAAATACCAGTAATACTTAAAGGTGATATAGGGCTAAGTACTGCACTAGTTTATGCCTACAAGCGCAGTGCTACGGCAGTTACAGATAAACCAGGATCGTTTACTTATAATTTTGTAAGCAAAACCATAAGTGTACCCGCAAGTTTAGCCAATGGTTGGCAAAAAACTATCCCCAGCGGTACAGATCCACTCTATGTCACAGTAGCTAGCGCATCTTCTAACACCGGCACGGACGACGTAGATAATACTGAGTGGAGTGAGCCAGTTATACAAACTCAGACCGGTATTAATACAGCTACTATTTATTTGTATGCTAGAAACAACGATACTGTAACTGCTCCCGCATTCACACGACCAGCAGGTGACCTCGCCACTAAAAGTGTATACACTTTTAGTACAGGGGTAATTTCGGGATTTCCAGTAGGTGTAAATCCCAACTACTGGAGTGATGCTATACCTAGTGAAACATTGGGTAAGGTATTGTGGGTAAGACACGCAACAGCTGCCAATTCTGGACCAACTGACGATATTTTTGATAGCAATGGCTGGAGCGCCCCACAGATACTTAGCTCTAGTGTTAAATCTCTTATTTTAACAGCTGATAAGTACATATTTAATAGAGACAAAAATAATTTAATAATAGCTGGTCAAGTAATAAAATTAACTGCACTCAAACAAAATACATCAAATGGCGTTACTTGGACAACTTCTCCAACAACACCACTATTCCTTGCTACTACTGGTGGTACAGCAATTACACAAGGTACTACTACAAGCGATATTGTATACATAAGAGCTGCTGACTTTTCTACAAATGCTACTGTAAATATTACTGCGTCTATATCAACAGACAGTTTGTCTGATACCACTATTATAGGCAGTGTTAGAGATGGCGGAAGTGGTATAACTGTTGAACTTAATAATCCAGTTCATCAGCTACCAACTACAAATACTGGTACTGTTACCTATACCGGCTCTGGTACAACTATAAGAGTACTTGAAGGTGACGCCTATAGAACTATAACAGCCGTGGTTCCAACCGGCAATAGTATAACAGCAGGCAGTGTAGTTTCAGGACTTAACACTACTACTGTAACAATAGGTGTTCACAGTAATGCTGCATCCACAACTCCTACTGTAGATTATTCTATTACATTTACAAAGGGAGACGGAACTGCTGGTACCGTAAAAGCCACCCAGACCTTAGCTAAAAATATAGAAGGTCCCAGCGCAATAGCTGTCAGGCTTACTAACGACACCCACGTATTTCCAGCAAAAAATGACGGTGAAGTACTAACCTATACTGGAGCAAATACAACTGCTAAAGTATACGTTGGCGGCACAGAAGATACTGGCTGGACTTTTACTAAAGCGGACTCCGCAGGAGTTACTTCTAGTATAAGTGGTGCCACAGTTACTGTTAGTGCCTTAGCTACTGCTAACGATACGGGCTCTGTAACTATAACTGCTAGTAAGACCGGATTCAGCAGCCAAACAGCAGTTTTTAGTTTGGCTAAAAGTAAAACAGGTCTTGCAGGTGTAACACTAAACCTAACCAACGACAGCCATGTATTAAGTGCCAATAATGCAGGTGTTGTTACTGCAGGAGAATACGCTACTGCTGTTACTACTGCAAAAATATTTTTGGGTGGCACAGAAGATACTGGATGGACTTTTACTAAAGCAGACTCCACAGGTGTCACCTCTAGCATAACTGCTGGCACGGTCACCGTTACTGATATGAGTGTCGATACTGGCTTTGTGGACATAACAGCTAGTAAAGCAGGCTATACCAGCCAAGTAGCTAGATTTAGCGTTAGCAAGAGTAGAACAGGCGGTACAGGTGGTACTGGACCGGCAGCAGTAGCTATTACACTCACTAACGACACACACGTATTTCCAGCAAAAAATGACGGTGAAGTACTAACCTATACTGGAGCAAATACAACTGCTAAGGTATATGTTGGTGGCACAGAAGACACTGGTTGGACTTTTACTAAAGCGGACTCCACAGGAGTTACTTCTAGTATAAGTGGTGCCACAGTTACTGTTAGTGCCTTAGCTACTGCTAATGATACGGGTTACGTAAATATTACTGCTAGCAAATCTGGCTATAGCAATCAAATAGCTACATTTAGCTTGAGTAAGAGTAAAACAGGTCTCGCAGGTATAACACTAAACCTAACAAATGACAGCCATGTGTTAAGTGCCAACAATTTAGGTGTTGTTACTGCAGGAGAATATGCCACTGCTGTTACTACTGCAAAAGTATTTTTGGGCGGCACAGAAGATACTGGTTGGACTTTTACTAAAGCAGACTCCACAGGAGTTACTTCTAGTATAAGTGGTGGCACGGTTACAGTTAGTAATATGAGTGTTGATACGGGTTATGTAGACATAACAGCCAGTAAATCTGGTTATACTAACCAAGTAGCAAGATTTAGCGTTAGCAAGAGCAGGACCGGAGGCACTGGCGGTAGCGGTGGTAGTGGTGGTACTGGCGGTAGTGGCGGTACTGGAGGCACAGGTCCGGCAGCAGTAGCTATAACACTAACTAATGATACACATGTTCTTCCCGCACGTAATAATGGTGAAGTATTGACATATGTTGGAGCAAGTACAACTGCTAAAGTATTTGTAGGCCCTACAGAAGATGCCGGCTGGACTTTTACTAAAGCAGATTCTGCAGGCGTCACTTCCAGTATTAGTGGTGCTACAGTTACTGTAAGTGCTCTAGCAACTGCTAATGATACTGGTTATGTAGATATTACTGCCAGCAAGGCAGGATATAGTAATCAAATAGCTACATTTAGTCTGGCCAAAAGTAAAACAGGCCTTGCGGGTGTAACATTAAATCTAACAAATGATAGTCATGTATTAAGTGCTGACAGTGTTGGTACTGTTACTGCCGCAGTGTACGCAACCGCCGTAACCACGGCTCAAGTACTTTTAGGTGGTACAGAGGATACTGGCTGGACGTTTACTAAGGCAGATTCCGCCGGTGTTACTTCTACAATAAGTGGTGGCACCGTTACCGTTAGTGCAATGAGTGTTGATACTGGTTTTGTAGACATAACAGCCAGTAAAGCAGGCTACACTAATCAAATAGCCAGATTTACTATAAGTAAAAGTAGAACTGGTGGTACAGGCGGCAGCGGTGGTACAGGCGGCAGCGGTGGTACAGGCGGCAGCGGTGGTACAGGCGGCAGCGGTGGTACAGGCGGCAGCGGTGGTACAGGAGGAAATGGAATATCTTCAGTAACCGCGTATAGAATACTAAGTTCTACAAGTTTGCCCGCGGCTCCGTCTATCGGAATAAACACAGTACCAACTGCAGGGGCACCTACAGATTATACTAATTGGTTTTTGTCTCCAAAAACCGTCTTGGGTACTAATGAGTGGATGTTTCAGGTTGTAGGAACATTTAATGGTACTACATATACTTGGACTACAAGTAGTTTTTTAAGTACATTTAGAGTAGGCAAGTTAAGTGCACTAACTGCAGAAATAGGTGCTTTTGGAAATACAAGTGGCGACAGTGTAAGAATTACAGACACACAAATCATAATTTATGCCAACGGAGTCCCAAGAGTAAAGCTCGGAGCATTATAATATAGGAGTAATTAAATGCCTTATGGATTTCAGACACTGCACACAGATGGCACAACAGTGTTATTAGAGATAAGTGACAGAACAATCAGATTGAAATCTGTGACAAATATAACAGTACCAACTTCTGGTACTACAACTGTTTCAGTATCAAGTACTTCTAATACAGGAAATGCTATAGCTGTAACAGAAAATGGAGCAGTTGCACAGGTTACTTCAACTGGTGTAGTTACTGTGTACGGCGGCGGAGTGTCTGGAAACACAAACCTAAGAGTTTACGAGTACTAATATGCCATATGGTTTTGAAGTTTATAACGAGAATGGCATACTGTTGGCCAACGACACTGATTTTAACTATGGATTGTTAACGTCCGGTATAAGAGGTATAGGGCGAATCGGATCTCTTACTGCTGTAGTAACTAATACTATAAGATTTGATTCGCAAGTAACAACTACGGATGCTAAACCCTTAATATTTGTTAAATTTACCGATCCTAATTATTATGTATCTATATTAAGTTTTTCAAACACATCTGCCTCATTCATATTTGCCAGTGGACCGGGAGGTGTTACTAGTAGCGTCCCCGCCACTACAGTATTAAACTTAGAGTACAAAGTATTTGTTCCATTTAATAAGCTACCCGCGTACAACGGAACTGATAGTTATGGATTACATGTGTTCGATTCTGCTAGCAATAAAACATTTGATTCCAGATACGAATTACCTACAGTAGTTGGTAGCGCGACATGTGCAGCAAATAATACATCTCCAGTAAATGAAACTAGTTCTGCACTTCCAAGTGGATACGGTATAAATAATACTTGGGTATGCTTAAATTCTATCGCAGAAGGACGTATAGGAAGTATTGCTATAGGCGGCACTTTACATTCAGTATATCAAGCCGTAAGAATATCAGGTAATTTTATTTACATGAGTCATATCTATAAACCAGAAGATAGCGCATATTCTGGTAGTTATTATTATGCAAATATACCTAGAACATTTTTGTTGGCGGATCAACCTATTATTGGATATCCACTAAAGCTTTCTTTGTACACCAATCCCTTTTGGACTACTACATCTTGCCAAATAAATTATGCACTGCAAAACAACGACAGCAGCTGTGTTACATATTTTAAGTATGAAGCCGATGTTTCAGGTGGTAATGGCAATCCTATTTCATACTCTTGGGCACTGTCTAACAATACTGCCGGATACACGATTAGTAATCCCACAGATAGTTATGTATATGTAACACTACAAAAACCAGCTGGCTCTTATAGCTGTACTTTGACGTGTACAGTTTCACAGGCCGGCAGTGTGACACAGGTAGTTTCAGTTACACTATCAAGTACACATACAACAAATTTATTAGCTACTGCTACGTTATCAATAGATGGAAAAACAAGTCCTTATACTGTCACTGAGGGCGAAACTGTAACTTTTAGAGCTACTACAACGGGTATTCCAAACGGTGATTATATATACTGGGGATTTGATACCGCAGGTATATCAAATCCAGTAAATTTTGAAGATTTTAACCCAAACACTATGTACGCTCTTGCCAGTGTAAACAATAATCAAGCAACAATAACTAAGTATATAACTGCTGGTGCTGTAGAGTCAACAGAACAATTTAATTTTAAAGTTTGGAGAAATGTTAGCGGCGAGCTTCCTCCTACTGGAGTTGGTCTTATGGCCCAAACATTGGTAAGCGTTGCAAACGCAGTCGTCTCTACTAACTATTCAGTAACATCAGATACAACTTCTGTAAATGAAAGCACCTCTCAGTATGTTACTTTTACACTAACATCGACAGGTTTGGCTAATCTCACGCAAGTGTGGTGGAGAATAGAAACTGTTACAGGAACTATTAACTCCAATGACTTTGTTGACAGTTCAGGAATGAGTGGCAGCGCATACATAGGTCCAGTATGGAACAGTGAAACATTTACATATGATAATCAAACTGCAGCGGTACCAAAGACTATTAGAGCAGATACTATTACAGAGGGTTCCGAATCTTTTACCGTAAGATTATATTCCGATAGCAGTTTTGTTAATTTATTAGCAACAGGGCCCACAGTAACAATAGGCGACACTAGTATAACGCCCACAAGTTATAATCTAACATCTTCAGCAAATAATGTTAACGAAGGTGGTAGTGTAACATTTACAATAGGTGGAACCAGTATTCCTAATGGTACATACTACTGGGATTTGTCCAATACTACGGATTTTGTTACCAGTAACGGATCTGTCGTCTATCCTACGCCAGGTTCGTTCAGCGTAACACCTACCTCTGACTCAACCACAGAAGGTTCAGAATTCTTTACTGCTAGACTTTATAGTAATGCAGCTCGCACTATTCTGCTAGCAACCAGTGCATCAGTAACTATAAACGATACCAGTGGAACCGCAGTACCTGTAGCGAGCTTTACAAAAACTGCCGCGTCTGGAACAGCGCCGCTTTATGTAAGTTTTACAGACACTTCTAGTAATTCCCCAACAAGCTGGTCTTGGAATTTTGGTAACAGTTCAACAAGTACACTGCAAAACCCCAGCAATATACTCTATAATGCAGCAGGTACATATACAGTTTCATTAACTGCTTCTAATGCAGGAGGTAGCAGTGCACCAACAACACAGACAATAACTGTTTCGTCCGCTAGTACTAGTATATCTACAACTGGCGACAGTAACGGAACTGTCGGTACAAGTTATGCAAAACAGTTTTTCTATAACCTAAACGGAAGTACTGTACTTGGTTTATTTTCCTATAGCGGGCCGAGTATACCAGGACTTAGTTTTGCCGTATTTGGTGGCCCAGGACCTGGTAGTGGGGGTAGTGTTGGCGCTTCACTATCTGGGACTCCTACAACAGCAGGTACATATACCTTTACTGTAACCGGATCTGGGCAGGGGTACAGCGCAAGTCAGCAATATACTATAACGATTGTAAACCCTGCTGCACCACTACCAACGGCTAATTTTACCGCAAGCCCAACTACAGTAACAGTGGGTCAAATTGTGTATTTTACAGATGCCTCTACCAATGCTGTTAGTTGGGAATGGGATTTTAATAACTTTGATGGATATGTCAGTACGGTTCAAAACCCTACTAGGATATATACGGCAGCAGGAATATATAGTGTTAAATTGCGAGTAGCAAACAGCGATGGTGTAACCAATACACTTATAAGAAGTAATTATATTACGGTAAACGCAGCACCTGCCTACAATGAGGTTGTTTACATTGATAATCAAATATCTCAAACCACAGGAACTACTACAATCGCAACTGTTTCTACCGCTGTTATATTTAGTATAATAATTTCAGGTGGGCAACCTAATACCAATGCAACATTCTCTGGTGCAAGTGCAGGTACAGTTACACTGGATGCAAATGGTTCTTTTGTTTTTGGAAATAATCAGCTTCTAGCTCAACAGTACAACTGGACTATTACATTCGCAGGCTCTGGAAATACTCGTTATCTTCAAATCACTGGTATTACTCCAAGCGGTGGCGGTGGCGGTGGCGGTGGCGGTGGCGGTGGAATTGAACAATAATAAATAGAAAGTAGTGATATGGCACTGACAAAAGATTATGAAATACCACAAGGTATTATAGGAGAATATCACAGGCTTCAGAAGGTAGAAATTCTACCTTCTGAAGGTAGGGTTGATATTTTGTTTGCAATATATGTAAACAAGGCCGCTAAGGAAGCGGCAAAACTTCCTCTTTATTACCAGTCTGTAAGTATACCTCTTGATCACTTTACAGAAGACCCTAGAACTGTATTCTATACAGCGGCAAGAACGCATAAAAACAGTTATCTTGCTACATCATCTAACACAGTAGATCCAGACCAGTCTACTAATATAAGTAATACTGTGGCACTAAGACCAGAATATGTTGCAACTGTGTCACTTATTAATGGCACAATTAGTTGAGGAATAGCTATGCCGTCTCCAAACAAACTCCGAATAATCTATCAAAATCAGGTAGATTTATCATCCACTACTATTACTAGTACCACTCCTGCTAGTGGTACTAGTACTGCCAACTTAAAAATCGACACAAAGAGCCTTGTTTGGAGATCTAGCACTAGTACTACAGCCAGTATTATTTTAGATCTTGGGTCACAAAAAACAATAGGTGGAGTAGTACTGGCCTTTACCAATCTACCCTCTAGCACTGCAACTATCAGAGTAGTTGGCCACAACACTGCAATGAGTATTTCGGGTGGCAACTTAGTAATACCAATAGGTGCTGCATATAATACAGGACTTGTAAGTTGTTGCCCTTGGAATACTCTAGCACTACCCAGTTGGGGTACAAACCCAGTCGGATCTTCTAACTACAGCTATGGCGGAGGAACCTACGCCAGGGTTTGGTTAAATTCCACCCAAGCATCGACTCCTGTTAGATACGTCGGTATTGAAATAACCGACAATGCTGCCAGTTTTATAGAAGTCTCACGACTAATTGTAGGAAATTACTGGAGTCCAACGCACAATGCAGGTTATGGTATCAGTGCAGGTATAAAAGACTTAAGCGAGCATGTCAGAACGGAGGGTGGTGACCTATTAACTCGCAGAGGTCCACGATTCAAAACATTGAATTTTGACCTACAGTGGTTGGCTAGCAGTGATCGCAAAGAAATGACCAGATTATTACTTGGTAATGGCATGCCAAAACCTCTATTTGTTAGTCTGTTTCCCGACAGCACTGGTGCGGACGAAGATTTTCAACGAGAGGGAATACACCAGATATATGGAAAAATGGTTGAAATACCAGGAGTTAGTTATACCACTCTGGATATTTACAGCACAAGTTTAGAAATAGAAGAAGTATAGTGTTGGCATAAATTTTTTATACTTGACTGCTTCATGCCATTATGATATAATAGTACCAAATTAGAAAGCACCAAAATAAAATGTTGGTGTAACCCAACAAGGAGTCCAAATGGCAACAACACTTTATTTTGTACAGTCTGATACACTGCCTCAAATAAAACTGACTCTTACAAACGAAGATACTGGAGCAGCCAAAAACCTAACAAATAAAATTGTTAGTCTTCACGGCAAACCCGCAACTGGTACTGGTGTAAGATTTACCAGAGAAGCCATATTTCCTGCTGGTGCAGCCGACAGAACCGCAGGTATATGCTATATACAATGGTTGGACGGCGATTTAAATCGGCCCGCCGGTGATTACAATGCAGAAATAGAGATCTATGATACTTCTACTGCCAGCAGAGAGACCATTTATGACTTAATTAAGTTGGTCATACGTGAAGACATTGCGGACATTACACCACTACCAGCACCAGCGCCCACAGCTCCTAGCCCTGGCGCCCCTGATCCAACATGACAGGCCTACTAGCGGAAGTAGTCTCTAAAGCTAAGGCCGCTATAGAGGCTGTATCCAAAGCCAAGGCCGACGTGGTACACCTCAGCCGCGCCAAACTCGAGTCGGTTACCTACAGTGCGAAAACGGTCGCAGAAATAGTTACAGGTGTATTTTTTGCTGTATTTGTTAGAAATTTTTCGGAGGGTGTCAATCTCAGCGAACTGGTACGTAGTGTATTTGGCAAAAATGTAACAGATACTGCCAGTTTTAGTGATAGCAACACCAAGGGTGTTGGAAAGAATGTAACGGACCAAACCAATATAGGCGATCCACTGTCTGTTGTGTTTACCAAGTCGGCAACAGATAGTGCAAGTGTAAGTGATTCTGCAACCAGTGTGTTCACTAAAGTGGTTAGCGACGCCACTAACATAGGTGACAGTTTTGACAGAACCTTGCAGTGGTCTAGAAGTTTTACAGAAACTTCTAACTTCAGCGACTCGGCTCTAAGTATCTTTACTAAAGTGGTTAGTGATACCACTAATATAAGCGACTCTGCAAACACAACATTTACCAAATCGCTAACAGACTCTAGCAATATAAGTGACTCTGCATTGTCTGTATTTACTAAAGCAGTAAGTGACAGTATAAACATTACAGACGACGTAAACGGTGCAGCAGTTGATGATGATCAGAATGTGTCGTTTATAAAGGTGTCTACTGATACCACCAACATAAGTGATATATTTGATCGTACACTTCAGTGGTCAAGAGACTTTAGTGATGGATCAACAGTAACTGACGCCACCACTTCAACCTTTAATAAAAATGTAAGTGATACCTCTAACATAAGTGACTCTGCGTCTAGTGTGTTTACCAAAGTGTCAAGTGACACCACCAACATAAGTGATACATTTGATCGTACAATTCAGTGGTCTAGAGATTTTACTGATGGTACAAACATAAGCGACGCAGCCGTAAGCGTAGTAGTCAAAGTAGTCAATGACACAAGCAACTTTAGTGACTCTGCTAACTTTGCATTTACAAAAGTATTAACTGACTCCAGCAACATAAGCGATACAACAGCTGTAGTATTTACGAAATCACTAGAAGATGCTACAAATATTACAGACTCGTCTACAGTTACTTTTGTTAAGGTAGCCAACGATACCACCAATATAAGTGATTCTACACAATCCGTCTTTACTAAATCACTAACAGACTCTAGCAATATAAGTGACTCTGCATTGTCTGTATTTACTAAAGCAGTAAGTGACAGTATAAACATTACAGACGACGTAAACGGTGCAGCAGTTGATGATGATCAGAATGTGTCGTTTATCAAAGTGTCAAGTGATACTACTAATATCGGTGATACATTTGATCGCACACTTCAGTGGTCAAGAGACTTTAGTGATGGTTCTACATTAACAGATTCTGCAATTGCTGTTTTTGGTAAAAATGAAGCCGACATCTTTAACGTAAGCGACTCTGCGTCTAGTGTGTTTACCAAAGTGTCAAGTGACACCACTAATATCAGTGATATATTTGATCGTACAATTCAGTGGTCTAGAAGCTTTAGTGACAGTACAAACATTAGTGATTCTACTACAAGTGTTTTTGTCAAAACAACAGGCGATGCCACAAATATAAGTGACAGCTTCGATCGTACTGTACAATGGTTTAGAGATTTTACTGATGGTTCAAATATAGGCGATACAAGTTTAACAGTATTTACTAAAGTTGTTCCAGATACCACAAATATAAGTGATTCTGCTACATACACATTCACCAAAGTAGAACAGGATACTGTAAACTTTGGTGAAATACAGAATACAGCCTTTACTAAAAATACGACCGAAACAACAAATATAAGTGACATTTTTGATCGTATAGTTCAATGGTCAAGAGATTTCACTGATGGTTCTACGTTATCCGATTCTACAGCTTCTGTTTTTACAAAAAATCTCACTGACAGTTTAAATATATCAGATATTACAACTATTGGATTTACTTACTTAAGAGAGCCTATTGATGGTGTAAATCTTACAGATGACGTCAATGGTGCAGCAATTGATGATGATCAAAGTGTAGTATTTGTTAAAGTTTCTACTGACACTGCAAATATAAGCGATACATTTGATCGCACAGTTCAGTGGTCTCGAGATTTTAACGACACCAACAATATAAGTGATAGTTTCAGTCGTACACTACAATGGTCTCGTGATTTCACAGATCAAAGCAATATTGGCGAAGTTGTACAAAATATACTAACAAAAGTTGCCTCAGACACTACCAATGTTTCTGATAGTTCAACTAGTGTAGTAGGTAAGAATCCGCAAGACTCCTTTAACTTGGATGACAGTGGAACAATATTAAATCAAGATTATATAGCCGGAGCCGACTACTTCTTACAAGACTATGTAGGGGTTTCCACAACATTCAATTGAAGAAAGGTTTCTATGAATTCCCTAGAAAATCTAAAGTTAACCGGTAGAGTGCATTTTGTAATCACCGGCGAAGACGGAGTAGTAAAAGAAGAGCGAGTTGAAGACAACTTGGTCGTTACATCCGGATTGACATACATCAGAGACAGAGTAAGCTCTGCAAGCCCTCCTGGTCTAATCACACACATGGAACTTGGAACAGGTGCCGTTGCCCCCGTAGCAGGCAACACCACCTTGGGTACCGCACTAGGTACTCGTGGCAGTGTTACAATCACAACACCAACTGCAACAAGCATTCAGTACAGCTCTAGCTTTATTGCTGGCGCACCTGCTGCTGGTACAAACGCCATTACAGAAGCTGGTCTATTTACCGCAAGCACTGCTGGTACAATGCTTTGCCGTGTTACATTTAGTGCTATTAACAAGGCACCAAACGACACAATGACAGTTAACTGGACTATTACACTAGCCGCAGTTTGATGTTACCCAATAATGGCGAGAACACTCGCCATTATTTTTATGGGGCTGTTTGCTCCATAAAAATAATGAGCAATCAGGAGCAAAAATGGCAGCTATTACCACAAGACAAACAGCAGGTACAGGAGCTACCGTTAAGAATGCTCCGTTAACCAATGCAGAAATAGACAATAACTTTATTAATTTAAATACTGATCTTAGTAACGCAGTTTATTTAAGTGGTACGCAAAGTATCGGTGGAGCCAAAACATTTACTAACAATGTAAATATTAATGGTACATCTAGTGGGGCCATACTAGCTGTAACAAACAGCGGCACCGGTGTTGGATTGACCGTAGATGATGTTGTAATTTCAGCTAATTCAACAACAGACGCTTTAAGAATTACGCAAATTGGCACCGGAAATGCAATACTTGTAGAAGACGAAGCCAACCCTGACTCTACTCCGTTTTTAGTAAACGCAACAGGACAGGTCGGAGCTGGAGCAACTCCAGCTACATGGGCCAAACTTACTGTTGGTGGAATGTATCCGTCCGGCAATAACTTTGCTATTGGTAACTATACAATAGGAACTGTGCCTGCTGCGGCAACCCAAGAAGGCGTAGGATTTTGGTCAGAACTTTCTACTCAAGCAACAACATTCTCTACTACTCTATCTCACTTTGTTGCTAACCAGGGTGGTTTTGGGGCCGGATCAACAGTAGCTAATCAACACGGTTTTAGAGTTTCATCAACTCTTATTGGTGCTACTAACAATTACGGTTTTCATAGTAATATACCAAGTGGTACTGGTCGCTGGAACTTCTATGCGTCCGGAACTGCCGATAATTACTTTGCTGGCAAAGTAGGTATTGGAGCAGTACCTGCAGCAACTTCTAATGTACGTGTTAGCGGAACTGTAACAGGAAATGTCAATCAATACGGTGTCCTATCAGAGCTAACCGCCGCTTCAGACGTCACAAGTATACTAGCCGGGTTTACAAGTTCATTAAATACAGCAGCTTCAGTATTTACTTTAACAAATTTAAGGCACTTCTTAGCAGGATTTAACGCTATAGGTGCAGGATCAACAGTTACAAATCAGTTCGGTTTTTTTGCTGGGTCCAATCTTACTGGAGCCACAAATAACTATGGATTTTATAGTGATTTAGCTAGCGGCACAGGTCGTTGGAATTTCTTCGCCAACGGGACTGCAGACAACTATTTTGGCGGCCCACTCAAGGTAGGCCAGACGTACTATTCAAATACAGCTTTAGGTATCTTTTGGGCACCTGCTGCCACTAGTGCTACAGGAATATATCAAGATAGTACTATCAATAGTGCTACAACTACCAGTTACGTATTAAATAGCACGTTTCCTACTACTGCTGCAGCAAGTTTTACACTGCCTACACTAGTACACTATCAAGCTGCTCAAAATACATTTGGAGCAGGCTCAACAGTAACCAATCAGTTTGGTTTTCGTGTTAATAGTAATCTTATTGGAGCCACAAATAATTACGCATTTTATAGCGATATAGCTAGTGGTACTGGTCGTTGGAACTTTTATGCAAATGGCACCGCTCCCAACTACTTTGCTGGAAATGTTACAGTAGCTGCAACAACAACCTCAACCTCAGCCACAACAGGTGCTTTGGTTGTAAGTGGCGGTGTTGGTGTTGGAGAAAACGTATACATATCCAAATCTTTGATAGTAGGAACTACGCTATCAACAGGTACTGGCATTGATTTAAATAATAATAATATTGTCGGAGTCAATGCGATTACTTTTGCAGATCCAGGTCCTGGAGAAGGCATTAGTTTTAGTGGTAATTTTAATATTTATGAAAGTCCAGACGATCTTACTACTAACAGTGCTGGAAACTTACAGTTTGTAAGTGGCGGAGCCAGAAGACTAACAGTCAAAACTTCGGGTCAAGTAGAGGTAACAGCAACAACAGCATCTACTTCAACCACAACAGGTGCCTTAGTTGTAGGTGGTGGTGTAGGTATTGCTGGTGCACTAAACGCGACAACTAAATCATTTATTATCGACCACCCAACAAAACCGAATACCCTATTGAAACACGGTAGTCTAGAGGGCCCAGAGTTTGGTGTGTATGTTCGTGGTAGAACATCGTCAAAGATCATTGAGTTGCCGGAGTATTGGACAAAGCTGGTTGACCCTGCAACAATTACAGTCAACTTAACTCCCATTGGCAATTACCAAAAGTTGTATGTAGAAAAAATAGAATCCAATTGTGTCTACATTAACGGCGACGATCTATTATCTAATTCTGTTGACTGTTTCTACACCGTTTTTGCTGAACGTTGTGACGTTGAAAAACTACAAGTCGAGGTTTCACAATGATAGTTAAAGCAGTTATTGACCTAAACACTCTACAGTGTGAAACAAGTTCGGCAGTAAATGAGTTAAAAGTTGTTGATGGAAAACTCTATATAGAATTATCAGAGCCAGACCCAGAATATTTTCAAGGTCTTGGTAAACCTCAGGAAGTAGCATACAATGGCAACAATAACCTCTAGTCAATCTGGTAATTTTAGTGCAACTACTACTTGGGTAGGAGGAGTCGTTCCAGTAGATGGGGACTCCTTTGTAGTTGCTACTGGACACACTGTTACCTACGATGTGGTCACCCCTGTGACAACTGGGTTTCAGGATAGCAACATCAGTGGAATTTTGCAAACCCTGAGTGGTAGCCCTACAACACTCAGAATGAATGGCCGGTTAAATATTCTAACCAACGGCACCTATCACGCTCGTAGTGGCCACAAACTTCAATTTCGTGGAACAGCTGCTGAGTCGCATATATTGTATTTACAAGAAGTCAGTGGAAGCAAACTGATCATGGAAGGCAGCGATGGTATGCCTACCACTACGCTTAGTGCTGCTGCCAATGAAAATAGTACAAGTTTTAGTTTTACTAGTGCCGCCAACTTTGTAGCAGGCGAGTGGTTTTGCGTTTACAACAACACTACTGCCCAGTCTGGTAATGCCGGCAATACTACTTTGCGAGACGAAGGATTTTGGGTACATGATGTTGTAGGTAACACTGTGTACTTCCGTGAGTTTGTAGGCCCACAAAGTAACATCACTGCTTACAGCGGAAGCACAATTACTGTTCAAAACAGCAAAGTATTCCGAGCCGGCCAAAGGATTGTGTTTGGTACCACTGCAGCCGGAAACTTAAACGTAAAAACAATTAGTTCAATAAATTATGCCACCCACGTAATCACATGTGATAGTGCCATCACAGGTAACCCAACAGGTGTTACAGTGTATGAGACTGCCAGCAATAAAATCCATGCGGCCGGTGACAAAGTACGAAAAGTTGCTACTATCACCACGACCAGTAGTACCAGCACTGCAACTACCATTACTGTGGCAAACAGCAATCAGTTTGTGGCAAACGACGAGATCTGGATAGAAGCTCGTAGCGAATGCGGCGGTACTACAGATCGTGCGTGGAATGCCTATGGTACCGACAGTGGCCCTCGATATCGCCATGTGGTGACCAGTGTGGTGGGCAATGTGATCACTCTCAGCGCTCAAATAGGCTACAATGTAGTACAGGGTGCGTTAGTAACACGATTGACACGAGATGTGGTAGTAGAGCCTGTTACACCAAATGTGGACTACTATGGTGTATGGTGCGGATTGTATCAAACAGACTATACCAGAAAATTAATCTTAAAAGATGTACAATTTAGATATGTAGGCAGCGCCCAAGGACAGCCAGAAGGCGGAGTGTCAATAAGAGGATTCTTTAGTACCAACACACCAGGAGTAACACTCAATAGCACGGTTCCAAGCTATAGCCAACAACCTTGGGTAGAGGGACTAACTTTGACCAGCTCCAACCTTACTCGTGACTGGGGAGGTTTGTGGAGTTATGGTACTCGTTATGGCCAACTACGTTGTTGTACTGCAATAGGGATATTTAATGCAGGTATAGGTTTATGGTATGAAGCCGGGCAAGCCGCCTATAATTGTATTGTTGCCGGAAGTAATGCCTGGGGTATGAGACTCGAGGGGTATGTAGAGTGGGGCGAAGTAGCCTACAACTACAATTCTAGAAGTTACTATGCTAACCGAATAGCTATGTATGATAACAATTGTGGCACTCACAGAATGATATGTGATGCCATAACAGATAATGTCAGCTTAGCTAGTACAAATATACCAATGTATCGTTGGAGTGTTACTGGTCTATTATATACGGCTCCGCAAGCAGAAAGAGTTCATGCACAGTTTGTATACTCTCGTATGGTCAGCGCCAGTGGATATGCAAATATTAAAAGCAATCCTCCAGCTACATATGCACGTGGATATTACCATGGTCAGGGCGACCGCGGTAATGCTTCACAGAACTTAACCACCATATTAGAAGACGACTTTGAGTATGACAGAGTACGTCAGATTACTTACGGCACAGAACGAGTATGGGATAATGTGGAGAATGCTTGGAGAGTTGTTGTAGGTGTTGACTTTGGCGATGCTTGGAGAGGCTGGTATCAGGCCCTCTATATTCCAGCAAATACAACAGTTATAGTGAGTTGTGCGGTAAAGTTGGCTCTTAACTTTTCAGGAACTTATCCATATTTAGCAGTTATTGACCTACAATCGGGAATTGGATCAAACCAACTTGGTAATGCTGGCGGTAACTGGAGTAGTTGTTTGAGTGGTGGTAACACGACAGCCAACTATACAGCTCAAGCCACTAGCAGTTACGAAACTGTACAAATTACCATAGCTCCAGTAAGCTGGCAGCGAGTCTTAAATGTAGGGGTAGCCAATACCAGTCAAGACGCATCTGAAGGTTGGTGGATGAAGCCCATACAGGTTGTCATGAACTCAAATTATGCAACACCAGCTCTAGAAGTGACCAATTTTGGTCCAGGTATGCCACTTGAGAGAATGGCTGTTGGCAACAGTGCTGTACAAAACGTAATTCGCGTAGGCGGAACAAGGTTGAATTGATATGCCAAAAAATGTTGTTATTACACCACTGAGTGGATTGGTTGATTTTTATGATGCAGCCAGTAACCTAGACGCCAAAATTCAAATCGATGATGCTGGCAGTTTGAATATCTCAAACAGTGGCGGAACCTTGGTTTTGGGTAACGCCGCCGCCAACGTTTATATCGGTGATGGTACCAACTCCGTTGACGTTATCTTTGAACAGAACGGGGCTATCAGAGCACTTACTGGTAAGACTCTTACTTTAGGTAACAGTGCTAGTAATATTGCTGTTCAGTCGCCACTAACAATTAATTCGCAAATATTAAATACTACCACAACTGGTTATTTCGAAGTTCGTCAAACAGTTAGTAGTTGGGGCAATAGTACTAGCCACCCAATCATCAAATGGGATTATAATGCTACATACGATGATCACTTGTACTTAGCAAGTGGTGGTAATGCCAGTGGCACTACACAGACTGCACTTGTTGTTACTGAAAACGCAGGTGTAGTAATCGGAGCAGGACCAAGTTCCCCCAACAGTAGTAGTATTGTATCAACTGAGTGGTTTCGATTTGACAATAGTAGATTTACTATTTCAAGAAATGCAACTCAGTACCTAACCTTTGAAAATAGCGATACAACAACAAATCCAATCATTATTTCCTACACCGCAACAAATAATGCAAAACCAATAATATTTGACAGTAAGACCGATGCTGTCAATACAGCACCCACTGCTGGAACACTTGGATACGAGTTCAGAGTAAATGGTACAAGTGCCCTAACGGTAAACACAGACAGGACTATTACTACCAACACAAATTTGAGTGTTGGTGGCACCCTCAGTGTTACTGGCAACTTAACTGTGAACGGCACAACTACTACAGTTAATAGTACCACAGTAACTGTGGACGATCCCATCTTTACTCTAGGTGGTGATACCGCACCAACTGTAGACGACAACAAAGACCGCGGAGTTGAGTTTCGCTGGCACAATGGTACTGCCGCCAAAGTGGGTTTCTTTGGATTTGATGACAGTACTGGCTACCTAACATTTATACCTGATGCCACAAATACCAGTGAAGTTTTTAGTGGTACAATGGGCGACATACAGGCTACCAACTTCCGAGGTGCCCTGATTGGTAATGCTAGTACTGCAACCAATGTGGCTTGGTCAGGAATTACCAGCAAACCTACTACACTTAGTGGTTTTGGAATAACAGACGCATTCTCCTCTAGTGGTGGTACCACAACTGGTAATATAACGATTTCAACGGTTCAACCTGTACTAATTCTTAGAGACACGGACAATTCTGGAACAGGTGTAGGCCAAACAGGCTGGATAAGTTTTCAAGACAGTGCTGGTACAGAGCGCGCATGGATTGGTTATGGATCCTCTGGGTCTACAGACTTCAACATTAGCAACAGTCGTGGACAAATTACAGCTGGCGGCAATATAATACTAACTGCTGGTAACTATAATAGTTACAGCCCAACCCTAACAGGTACTGGGGCGACTGGTAGCTGGGCTATCTCAGTTACTAGTGCAGCTAACCAGTCTTCATCAGATGATAGAATAAAAGCACCTGCTGATGACTTTGCTGCAAACAAGAGATTTGGTTTTACTAGCTGGAACAACAACAATACAGCCCCATACGCAGATTACTTACACTTAAGAAGCTATACAGATAGTAGTGGCGGAAACGATAATTTGGTAATGTTCCGCAAAGACGCATTAGGAATGAGAATATGGCAGCAAACTTATGGTTCTGCTACTGCTTATTCTACATTCAAAGATGTTGCTTGGACTGATGGTACAAACTCAACTGGTACTTGGGGTATCTCAGTTACTGGCAGCGCAGGTTCCGTAGCATGGACTAACGTCAGTGGTAGACCAACAACAGTATCTAGCTTTACCAATGATAGTGGATACATTACAAGTGCTTTCTCAGGCTTTATGCTCAGAAGTACTTCAGTACAAGCTAACCCCAACACTAATTTTGTAAGCAGCGCATATCGTTTTGATCCCAACGCCAATAACCCTACAAATGAACACTACGCAATTGTTACCTACGGTAATGAAAGCAACGTTGTAGGTCAACTTGCAACACACTTCACATCTGGTCAAACTTTTACAAGAGCATACAATTCTGCATGGTCTTCTTGGAGAACCTTGTTAGATAGTACCAACTATAACAGCTATTCACCAACCTTAACCGGTACTGGAGCTAGTGGTACTTGGAGTATAAACGTTACAGGCAGTGCAGGTAGCGCAGGAAGTGTAGCTTGGACAAATGTTAGTGGTCGTCCATCAACTATTGCAGGACTGCTTGGTACAGATTCAGTAAGTGCCAACCCCAATGTTAGACTTGGTAGCGGCTACTATCAAAACGATGCTGCTAGTTCTGCAAATAATTGGCCTGTTGGATCTTCAAGTTGGTGGCATCTGCACAGTGTTACACACAGTAATACTGCAAATTACTATTCTATGCAATTTGCAGCAGATTTTTATGCTAATAATTTATACTATCGTTCCACTAACGGAAGTGCCGCTACCAGCTGGTCTAGAGTATTACTTGATACAAACTACAATAGTTACAGTCCGACCTTAACAGGTACTGGTGCTAGCGGTACTTGGGGTATCTCAATCACTGGTAGCGCGTCATCAAATGTACTAAAATCTGGCGACACAATGAGTGGGGACCTATCCTTCTCAAACGGTAGAAAAGGCCTTGTAGGAGTTTACAACGCTTCTCAAACTCAGGCTGTTTTTGCCATGGGATCGTCATACCGATTAACCGACGGTGGAGCAAGTAATGTATATGGTGACTTCTATGGTATGGCTTGGTCTTATGATCCAGACTACGGTGGTGCTGGAAACAATCCACAATCTAAGGCAGGATTAGCACATCAATTATTGATAATGAATGCTGGTGTGACCAGAACCGCCATAGGTAATGGTATATGGACCAGTGGTGCAATTAGTCAGAACGGTAATCAAGTCTTACATGCTGGCAATTATACTAGCTACAGTCCAAGCCTAACAGGTAGTGGGGCCAGTGGTACTTGGGGTATAAATGTTACAGGCAACTCAGCTACAACGTCTCAAAGAACATTCTCCAATGTTCGTACCGACGGTATTAATAGAGGTTCTTACGGAGCTATATCAATCGCAGGATCTAGTGGTAGTTATTCAGGTATTGATTTTACTGATGCTTCTGTTACTTTTATGGTCAGAACAAGTGACCAACTAACTGGCGTATACAAAAATAACAGTGCTTGGTTGTGGTATTTTGATGGTTCCGGCGTACTACAGGCCGGTTCTATTCCACAAAATAACATAAGCGGTGGTAACTTAGTCTCAGTACTGCAACCAACTCACGGTGATAGCGGAAGATTAATACAGTCACTCAATGCCAGTGCCGGTAATGCCGTACAGTTTTATATAGAACATAACTTAGCCAATGTAGCCATAGGCAATTCACGCGGCAATATCAATATAGCTGCTGGATCATTACTACACGGTGGCAACCAAGTCTTACATGCAGGCAACTATACTAGTTACAGCCCTAGTCTTACTGGTAGCGGTGCTAGCGGTACTTGGGGTATTAGTATTACAGGTAATGCTGCTACAGCAACAACTGCTTCTAATACTACTGCTGTTGCCGGATATGATATTAGCTGGGGATACGTTGCTGGAGCTCCTTATTATATCTGGGGAACAGCAAGCGGTACAGGTACAACCAGAGTATATGCTGCTAGTGAAGTAAGTGTTGGAACCGCTACGTATTCCACATATGTAGGAAGCTCCAGCCTATGGACAACAGGCGGCCAAGATCTATACGGTCGTTCAAAGCGAGTAGCAGTAGCCTCTGTCGGTAACGTAGTATACAACTACGGTGGCGACTTTACTAATGCAGAAATTCAGAGTTCTTTATTAGTTACTGGAAACGTTACAGCCTATTCTTCGGATCGTAGATTAAAAACCAATGTCAAGCCTATCGACAATGCTTTGACAAAGATCTCCAAATTGTCTGGATTTACTTTTAACTGGAACGATACTGCTAAAACTTTGGCTAAGTATGACACAGAAAAAGTAGAAGTAGGCGTTTTTGCACAAGATGTTTTAGAAGTACAGCCAGAAGCAGTCAAATCGGCACCTTTCGATGTACACTATGAAACAGGACAGTCTATATCAGGCGAACACTATTTAACGGTACAGTACGACAGACTTGTTCCGCTTTTAATAGAAGCAATAAAAGAGTGTTCAAACTATCTGGATAAACAAGAGGCCAGAATCAATAAACTAGAAGACATGTTAATGTCTTTATCAACAAAGGAATAATATGATTTCTTATAGTTATAAGGTAGACAGTGTTAGAACTGCCACAGTTGGTGGTTTACAGAACGTTGTTAAACAAGTAAACTACACTGCTACTGGTACTGATAGTGGCCAAAGTTTTTCACTGCCAGGAAAGGTAGTATTGGACGATCCAGATCCTCAAAGCTTTATTAGCTTTCAAAATTTAACAGAGCCACAGGTAATTGCTTGGATTGAACAAAGTCCTGAAAACTTGGGCGTTAAAAACCACATTCAACTTGTGGTTGATAAAATGATCCAAGAAGCAACCTATCAAGAAACAGATATGCCTTGGGCTCCTCCTCCAGCACCCACCCCACCACCAGCACAATAAATATAGCCAAAAGTAATTGATACAGTAACTACTGTATCAATTACTTATTTATATCCTGACCTAGTATCAGGGCTTAAATTATAAGGATTAGTAATTATGGCGTTACAAAGCTCTGGTGCTATTTCAATGTCAAATATAAATGTGGAACTTGGATACAGTGCCACAGCAACCATTAGTTTAAATGATGGCCCTGTACGAGCACTACTACAAAGAAGTAGTGGAAACGTGTCTATGAGTGATGCACATGGAAAGAGCGCATGTGCCGCGTACGGAACATTTATAACTTCTTATTGTAGCGGTTATAGTTTATATTATAGATATGCGAATGGAAGTTGTGGAACCTATGATACATTAATTGAAAATAATTCTACTAGTTGTGGATATTGTCCTCCTTCTGGTACATACGACAGCCAGTACTGTAGCGGATACAATTTATATTATAGGTATGCAAATGGAAGTTGTGGAACCTATGACTCATTAGTTGAAAGTAATTCTACTACTTGTGGATATTGTCCTCCTTCTGGTACCTACTTAAGTCAATACTGTAGCGGTACTACGTTATACTATAGATACGCAAACGGAAGTTGTGGGTACTACGACTCTATTTATGCGTATAACAGTACAACTTGTGGATGGTGTCAAACATATGGAGTACAAGTCGGTACTGAATGCCAAGGATACAATCTATATGACGTATACGCAGATGGAAACTGTGGTACTTATCTAGTATTTATAACTGGTAATGCAAATCAATGTGGTTACACTAGTGGAATATGTAGTGGATGTTCTGGTGCTAGCCAAGGCCTTGGCGGAGGCGATACTATGTACTACTATGTAGCTAGTGCTACAACTGGCTTTTGTGGTTGGGGATGTAATGGTGTATTTACTAGTGATTCTAATTGGGATTGTATTGCTACTGTTCAGGGAACTTATCCGCCCGGCGGGTCTGGTTATGTATATCTACAAAGAACAGGTTGCAGCAGTAACTTTTGTAGTGCAAGTTACAATGGGGCTTATACAAATGCGTGGACTTCAGCCTGGTGTGCTGTTACCTGTTGTTAATAGGAGATAACATGAAATCTTATATAAAGATAGAGAATAATAAACCTACCGGCAGCATCTATGGACAAGACTATATGGAAAAATTGTTCCCTGAACATAATTTTTCTAGTGGTCCTCCTGCTAATTATGCAGAAATAATTTTAACTCCAAGACCGCCAGTACCCAGATTTCACAAGATAATTGTAAAAGATTATACTTGGGCGGGAGGTAAGTTGTATGATACTATTGAAGTAGTTCCAATGACTCTTGCAGAAAAAGAAACAGAAGTAGAGCGTGCAAAACTTAATTTTTATCGTAATACTGGATATAATTCTTGGACATATAATACACAGTTAAATGTTTTTGAACCACCATTTCAACCAACAAACCCTGTCCAAGGGGGTAGGTATGAGTGGAATGAACAAAACCAAAACTGGACACTAATAGGAGTTGAGGAGCCACCTAGTGCAACCTGATAAACCATTTGAAGAAATAATTGCAGAAACACCTATAGGTACTATTGTTGCTGTATATGTAAAAAAGTTTGTTTGTGATAGTCCAATTTCTTTTGAGGTAACTATTAAAGAAAAGATGGCCAAGCATCACAAACCTTTTGACTACTATACTATCTGTTATCCAATAGGTAAAGTGCCTTGGCCAGAACCTCATGTTAACAGGATATACTTCTTTACTCCACCAAATCCAGTATATGTTCTATCAGCAGATGCTGCACACCTTATTGAAGATTTTGACAGAGTTATTGCAACTATAGGTATAACACCGGAAGAAGCATCAAAACTGTACGCTGATCAGAACCAGAAAGTAAAAGAATTTTTTAGCAAAAACTCTTCAGAAATGCCAAGCACTATGAGTATGGCTAAAAATTTGTTAAAACAAGGCTGGGATACTACTAGAGGACTATTAGAAGGTAAACCTATATTTGTTAATGATGAAACCCAACAAAAACGATTAAATATCTGTAAGACCTGTGATCAATTTATAGATGGCAGATGTAAAAGTTGTGGTTGTTTTATGGAACAAAAAACAAAACTTGAAGCAGCCACTTGCCCTATAAGTAAGTGGTAATATTAAAAAATACCCAGCCCTAAAGCTGGGTATTTTTTCGCTTGACCATTCTTGCCCATTGTGCTATAATAGTACCAAAATATCAGAAGACCAAATTTTTGTGCTTCTAACAAATCAAGGAGCGCCCTATGGCAAGTCCAACAAAACTGAACCTAAAAGTTTATCAGGGCAGTACCTTTCGTGAAACATTGCGTTGGGAAAGTGCTCTAAAAGTCTACTCACCTATCACAAACATTTCAAAGAGCGCCCCAATGATAGTCACTGCCGCAGGACATGGAATCCCGGTGGGTTGGCGAGCAAAAATTAATGGTGCCTTAGGAATGAAAGAAGCCAATACTGGTGATACTTACCTAACTACCAGCGAGGTTACCACTAACTCAGTAACTTTCAATGCCATCAATGCACTAAACTATACAACATATACTGGTGGTGGGGTCTTGGAGTACAATCAACCAGTAGATTTAGCCGGATACACTGCCAGAATGCAGATCAGGGCTAAGTTAGACGACACAGCCGTGATTAAAGAATTAACCACTACAAATGGTGGAATTATTATTGACAACACAGCAAAAACTATTCAAATGTATATTTCAGCCACCGACACAGCAGCCCTTTCTTTCCAGAATGCAGTGTATAGCCTAGAACTAGTAGGTAGTGGTGGAGAGGTTACTCAATTGGTAAATGGAACCTTAACCCTAGTTCGTGAGGTAACCAGATGAGTGACAGTTACATAGCAGTAGAAGTAGAAAAGAATCAAACCGTTATTGCAACCCAGTCAGAAAACTTGGTTGTACCTACTGCCACTGTTGAAACTGTTGTAGCCAGTGGTGGTTTTCAGGGACCCCAAGGTATTCAAGGCCAAACTGGTCCTCAGGGCATTCAAGGTATACAGGGTATACAAGGTATACAGGGTGTACAGGGTATTCAAGGTGAAGCTGCTACTGTCGAAGTAGGTACAGTTGCTACCAGTAGTCCTGGTGGGGCTGCAGCTGTAACAAATTCTGGCACAAACAACGACGCTGTTTTAAATTTTACAATACCACAAGGCATTCAAGGCCCTCAGGGTATTCAGGGTATTCAAGGTATCCCTGGTGAAAGCAACCTTGGTGGATACACAATTTCAATAACCAGCCCACAACAGGGCGATCTGATTCAATTCGGTATGACTAACCAGTGGATCAACAGTAATCTTACCGATGGAGGTAATTTTTAATGGCTAATACAATCCGAATCAAGAGACGGGCCGCTGGTGGAGCTGCTGGAGCACCAGGTAGTCTATTTAATGCCGAATTGGCATTCAACGAACAAGATAACACCCTGTACTATGGTTATGGTGTTAGTAGTGGTAGTACAGCAGCTAGCGTAGTACCTATTGCTGGTAAGGGTGCTTTTGCTGACCTTACAACAAATCAGACCATTGGTGGTATTAAAACTTTTAGTAGTACTATTAGCGCTAGTATTGATGGTAACGCTGCTACTGCTACAAAGTGGGCAAGTGGCATCAACATAGCAGTAAGTGGTGATATTAGCGGTACTACTTCTACCTTTGATGGTAGTGGCAATGGTACATTGAGTTTAACGCTTGCCACAGTTAATAGTAGTCCAGTAACAGGCCTATTACAGAAGATTACCACTAATGCTAAGGGCCTAGTAACTGCAACAAGTAACGCAGTCTTAAACGACATTGGAGCTCCTACTAGCAGTTTTAGCTTTAACAGCCAAAACTTGACTGGATTGGCAGATCCTGTTAACGCACAAGACGCAGCCACAAAGAATTATGTTGACAATGTAGCTCAGGGCCTAGACCCTAAGGGCTCAGTAAAAGCTGCAACCACTGCCAACATCACACTGAGTGGTCTACAAAACATTGACGGTATCAGCGTTGCCGCTAACGATCGCGTGTTGGTTAAAAACCAGAGTGCGGCCAGCCAAAACGGTATCTACGTAGCAAGCGCAAGTGCTTGGACCAGAGCAACTGACATGAGCAGTTGGGCAGAAGTTCCCAATGCTTTCGTATTCGTTGAAGAAGGTAGTACACAGGCTGATAGTGGTTGGGTTGTAACCAGCAATCAGGGCGGCACATTAGATACAACAGCTATCAACTGGGTACAGTTCAGCGGAGCTGGTAGCTATACCGCTGGTAATGGTCTAGAGCTTACAGGTAATGCGTTTTCTGTCAAGGCTGATGGTAATACAATCACTGTGGCTGCTGCAGGTATCAAGGTCAGTGACACCTATGCTGGTAATACTAGCCTAACAACTTTGGGTACAGTTGGCACTGGTACATGGCAGGCCTCAGTCATTGGCGCCACCTACGGCGGTACTGGTGTTAATAATGGCAGTAACACTATCACACTTGGTGGTAATGTTGTTACTGCAGGTGCTTTCTCAACAAGTGGTGCTAACGCTCTTACACTTACTACCACTGGTGCAACCAACGTAACCTTACCAACAACTGGTACGTTGGTCAACACAGCAGTTACTACATTGAGTAGCTTGGCTAGTATTGGTACTGTTACAACTGGTACTTGGAATGCAGGCGTAATCGCTGGTCAGTATGGTGGTACTGGTGTAGCCAACACTGGCAAAACAATTACACTTGGTGGTAATATTACCACAGGTGGAGACTTTACACTAAGTGGTGCATTTACTACCGCCATTACAGTAACTGGCAACACAAGTGTTACACTACCAACAACTGGTACATTGGTCAACACAGCCGTTACTACATTGAGTAGCTTGGCTAGTATTGGTACTATCACAACCGGTGTGTGGAATGGTAGTACAATAGGTGTTGCCTATGGTGGTACAGGTGCCACAACATTTACCACAAACGCTGTACTATACGGTAACGCACAAGGTGCTATCGGTGCAACAAGCACAGCAGGCACTTGGGACAGTGCAAACTCAGTAGGTCAATTACTGAGTGTAGATTCCAGCGGTACACCAACTTGGACCAATCTGGTCGACGGCGGAACATTCTAACTTTTTAACAACCCTCCTATATAGGACAACAAGGGAGCCATATGGCAAACGTAATAAAACCAAAGCGTTCAAACACAGCAGCTGCTGTACCCACCACCGGCCAATTGGCTGGTGGTGAGATTGCAGTAAACATGGCAGATCGAAAGATCTGGATCAATAATGGTACTGCAGTAGTACAAGTAGGTGCAGGCAATTTGAGCGCACTGGGTGACGTAGTGATCACATCTCCATCAAATGGTGATGTAATACAATACAACAGCTCTAGCTCTACTTGGATAAATGGTGGTGTTGTTGCATCTACTGCTTCAAATATAAGCGGTGGTGCAACAAATCAGATAGTATATCAAACAGGTACAAATACTACCAATTTTATTACGGCTCCCACAACTGGTGACACATATTTAAAGTGGACAGGTAGTGCTTTTAGCTGGGCCAGTGTGTCTGGCACTGGTGACATGGCCAAAGCCACTTATGACACCAACAACAACGGCAAAGTAGACTCGGCAGAAACTGCTGATGCAGTACCTTGGACTGGAATTACCGGCAAACCTACTTTTGCCGCTGTGGCTACTAGCGGACTATACAGCGACTTAAGTGGCACTCCTGTAATTGGTACAAATATCCAAGCCTGGAGTTCTAACCTTGATAGCTGGAGTGCGATTAGTACTACCAGCAAACAAGACACACTGACGAGTGGTACAAATATCAAGAGTATAGACGGCACTTCGTTGTTAGGTAGTGGTGACTATACCGTACTACCCACAGTGGGCCAAGCAACCGGCGACATACACGGTGTTGTAACACGCTCAGCGAGTACCCTGAGCTTTAATGAGGGTACTAGAACTTTTACTATTGCTCCTGTTAGTGGTAGTTGGACTTTCTACAATAAAGGTACATTGTACACAATTAGTACCTCTAAGTCACTACAGATTGCAGACGTCAGTGGCACCACATTTATACGTTTCAACATTAATACTCTGGAACTGGAACAGTATGGACCAATTCCTGATTTTACAAATGACGTAATAGTTGCCTATATCTACTGGAATGCCACAACCCAAAAATGTATTATTTTGGGTGACGAACGTCATGGCAGCAAGCGAGATACCACTTGGCACAGCAATCAACACCTGAACGTTGGTACAGTCTGGAGAAGTGGTGGCGGTTTAACCTATACTCTCAACAATGCCAGCAGTGTACAGTTGGGTGTAGGTACGCCACTTGTATTGGCAGACGAAGACTTGGCACATACTATCAACCATAGTGCCACACCAACAGCAGACTATGAGCAAGTCCTAAATACTGCAGCCAGTTTAGAGGTATTATATCTAAACGGCACATCATACACAGCCACAACGCAAAGCACTACTCCTTGGATAGCAGGTACTAGTTTGGCTCGTTATAATTTTGTAACTGGCGGAAGTGGTAGTTTGGTAGATGCTGCTGAAGGCAAGTATATTACTTACTGGCTATTGGGCACAAACGATACACGTAGACCTGTAAAATTGGTATTAGGCAGAGCAGAACACAGTTCTATAGATGCCGCATATGCAGAAGAATTTACTGAGTATGGATTGAGTTTTGCAGAACAGGTGTTTATGTACCAGATTGTGGTACAGACCAGTGCCAGTTATACTGCCAACGCTGCAAAAATTGTAGTAGCAGGTGTTCGTAAAGTATTAAGTAAAGTCTCTACAAGTGCCAGTACCGTAAGTGCAACACAGCACAACGTACTGACCGGCCGCGAAAGTGCAGATGCTCACCCTATTGCAAGTATAACCAACCTACAGACTGCATTAGACGGTAAGCAGGCTACGTTGGTAAGTAACACAAATATTAAAACTGTCAATAACAACAGCTTGTTAGGCAGTGGTAACATAGCAGTACAAGAAGTACTGGTAAGTAACACAAATATTAAAACTGTCAATAGCAATAGCTTGTTAGGCAGTGGCGACATAGCAGTACAAGAAGTATTAACAAGTGGCACAAATATTAAGAGTATCAATGGTAACAGCCTATTAGGCAGTGGCGACTTAACAATTGCTGGATCATCACAATCAGTTAGTGCAACAATAACTGCTGGTACCAATACTCAGGGTCAAGGTGCCCTCACCAGCGATTACAATATCGTCACTAGTACTCCTAACAATCCTAGCGCGGTAACCCTACCAACAGCAACTGCTGGCCGAACTATTAAAATTGTAAACAAGGGTACAAATGCTGTAAATATTTACCCTGCTACAGGTGCACAAATTGATGCTTTAGGGACTAACGCCTTCTATGACCTGCCAGTAAATGCAATCATTGAGGTTAATGCAAGTAGTACAACACAGTGGTACAGTACTGGCAATACAGACATTACTCGTCTTGGAAGTATCTTTATTAACGAGTTTACGACTACAGTAACCAGCGGTACCACTGTAACACTGACTAATGATAGTAGTTATTACCAAGAATTTACTGGTACAACTGCCCAGACTGTTTTACTGCCCAATGCAACTACATCAACTGCTGGACTGGTATTTGAAATAATTAATAACAGTACTGCCACACTAACGGTACAGACTTCTACTGCTGCTACTATAGCAACTGTACCACCAAGCTTAGCTGCTAAATTGGTTTTGAGTACTACGGCTTTTAATACAACAGCTTCATGGGAGTTTGAGTACTCGGGGTTTGCCACTATTACTGGCACTGGCAATAACGTATTGTCTGTTGCTCCAACACTATCAAGCCTGTCTTTAGCTGCAGGTACAGCTACAGCAGGTACAGCTCCACTAAAGCTAACAAGTGGTGTTAACCTAACGGCTGCAGAAGCTGGTGCTATAGAGTTTGATGGGGCCACCCTATACGGTACAGCCAACACCACTAATGGTCGCGGCTTTATACCACTCACATACTACTATCGCTTAGCAGCAAACGGTGCTAACATTGGTGCTGCTATTGCTGACTTTTTTGGAGCCAACAGTTCTATTCCCTTAGTAGCCAACGGTATTTATGAAATAGATATAGAGGTTTACTACACTAAAAATACTGCTGGTACAGTTGTATGGACTTTAACCAATTCTACTACTGTAACCAATATGGCTGTCAATGTTCAACACACTGCAGTAGCTGGTTATACGGCGGTACCCACAGCTACTGCGTTTACTGTTGCAGCCTTGGTGAACCAAACAGCAGCAGCCGTAGCATTTAGTGCCACAGCCTCGTTAACTAACAACACTAACCATATAGCAAAATTTAGAATAATTCTTGAAAATGGCAGCAGTACGTCCCTAAGACTTCGTGCCACAAGTAGTGCTGGTACAATAACACCACTTAGAAATAGTCGGTGGAAAGCCACACGTGTAGCTAATGCAAGCGCCTTAGCAGCATAAAGGAAATCACTATGTTTAAAAAAGACAAAGATATCGAACTACTACACGCTCAGAGTGAAGTAGAACAAAAGAAACACGATGCTCAAAGTACTGCACGTGAGGTTGCCAGTAAGTACATTGGCAAAACAGCAGTACCTTGGATCGTATTATTAGTTGTAGTAGGAGTAGTAGCTAGCGCTTTTTTAGACTCAAACACCTTGCCCGCAGTTGTGGGCTTGGTTTCCACTGCTGTAATGGCCCTAATCGCCATGGTAACTGGAATCACAGGAACCAAGGAAAAGGAAGAAAAGCCAGAGTTCAAGGTTATCCACGAACTGTTGTCTCGCCTAGACAAAGCACCTGAAACCATGAAGGTACAGGTCGAAGATGACAAAGTAGTGGTTACCAAGGGCGGTGATACCATCGAAACCAAGAGGGTCTAATTATGTTAGAATTTGCAGCAAGTGGTATTTTAGGCTCGATCTTTGGTGGATTGTTCAGATTGGCACCAGAGGTCCTAAAGTTCTGGGACCGCAAAGACGATCGCAAACACGAATTAGCAATGTACAATCTTCAGATTGACCTAGAAAAGACTAAAGGTCAGGTCAAGCTAGAAGAAAAGTACATGGACTACAATATTGCCCAAACTCAGGCTATTCAAACAGCTTTTGAAAGCCAAGCAAAAGAGGCTTCTGCTAGCTACAAGTGGGTAGCCGCACTGAGTGCTCTAGTTCGACCAATGGTAACCTATGTCTTATTTGGTATGTATGTGGCCTTCAAGATTGCCATAATCGTACACGCCATAAACAGCGGTGCTAATTGGGTTGATCTTGCAAAAACTCACTGGACACCAGACGACTTTGCAATGTTAAACATGATCCTAACATTCTGGTTCTTGGGCCGTTCAATTGAAAAGCGTAGCAACTCATGACCAAGGAAGCCGTCAAACTTTGTACAGATGCCCTTTTACATCCATTTGAGGGCTATCACAAAAAGTTGCCAAATGGTGACTGTCAAAGCTATCCAGATCCCGCGAGCCCCCTAGGTCGCGGACTCATTTCAAAAGCTCAAGCAGCTCAAATGAGCCCTGCCGAATTACTTAAAGCAGGACACCCTTGGACAATAGGCTGGGGCACAACGGGTCCAGATATTGTGCCTGGCTTGGTGTGGACCCGTCAACAAGCAGACGAACGTTTTGAGAGTACGCTCACCAAGTTTGTTGCTGGAGCACTGGGTCTTAGTCCAAGTTTAGCAAATGAACCGCCCAGAAGGTTGGCGGCAATCATTAGTTTTTGTTACAATTGCGGTCTTGGCAATTATCGTGTCAGTACTTTGCGTAAGCGAGTCAATGAACGTGACTGGGATGGTGCCTATCACGAGATACAAAAGTGGAACAAAGCTCAAGGCATTGTGTTAGCAGGATTGACACGCCGCCGCTTAGCAGAAGGCAACTTCTTGAGGTAATTATGGTAGAGATATTAGTGTTAATTATAGTTGTATTACAACTATTAGACATATATACAACAGATGCCATACTAGATCTTGGTGGCAAGGAGTTAAACCCAGTACTTGACAAATTTTTCAAAATAGTAGGTGTACTACCAGGATTATTAATATCAAAGACCATTTTTGTAGGTGTATTGTTTTACTACTATATAACCAACAGAAACCTGTTAGTATCCACAGAAGGAATACTGACTTTAATTGCTATATCTGCAATATATAGTTATATTGTGCGTAATAACTTTAAAGTTTTAAATTCCTTAAAGTCCTCCTCAAACTGAGGCCGATTAATAAATCTTCAAAATCTATGGCAAACAACAGTGGCAAGAAAGCTCGCAGAGCAGCAAGTCAGAGTCCTGATAACAGTTTTTTAACTAAAACAGAGTTCAGGGAAGTAAAACCACTAAATTATATACAAGAAACGTATCTTAATGCTATAAAAACCAATGAAATAATCTTTGGTATTGGTAGTGCAGGCACAGGCAAAACCTATGTGGCTGCAAGTTATGCTGCAAGTGAATTGTTCCACAGACGAGTGGACAAAATCATTTTAACTAGACCAAATGTAGAAACTGGCCGTGGATTGGGCTTTCTGCCCGGTACCTTGGAAGAAAAATACGAACCATATCTGGATCCTTTTGATCAAGTGTTTAGTAGATCACTGGGCAAAGGCTTTTACGAGTATGCACTTAAGTCAAAGGCCATAGAGCCCAGACCCTTGGGCTTTATGAGAGGTGCTACGTTTGATAATGCTATTGTGCTCGTAGACGAAGCACAGAACGCCACCAAAATGGAATTGAAGATGTTGTTGAGTCGTATTGGTCGCAACACAAAAATGATTATCTCAGGCGATGATGATCAGAGTGACATTCCAGATAGTGGATTGATGGATGCCGTCAACCGACTAGAGGGCATTGGCGGTATCGAGGTGGTTCGCTTCTTGGAGACTGATATTGTCCGATCGAAGATGTGTAAACAAATTATTTTAGCTTATAAGAATTGAGAGTGAGATGGCAAAAGAACTGTGTCCAGTGGGTACAATGTATCCAGATATTAATTTGAGCAACCACTTGGCAGCGGTTCAGTACGCCAACTACGGACCTGCCGAAGCTCGTGATAGCAACCCTGAATTTTGGGAAGCCAAACAAGAAGTGTGGGGTGTCAGTGAGGGTCAGGCCCGTATGAGGGTATGCGCCAGCTGTCATCATCATGATCGTGAACCAGAAACTTTGGACTGCATTATCGAAGGTCCAGCAGGTGAGTGGAGCGAAAGTCAACTTCCAGTCACTCCCAAATTTACTGACATTGATGGTATGCCTGTGTGGTACTGCAAGCGTTGGAATATGACCGTTTCACCAATCAGAGTGTGCGATCAGTGGGAAACAGAAGAAGAGTATGAAGACGAAGAGCCCGATGTACCCGAAGGTGAGCCTGAAAAAGGTTATTACGAAAAGGCAGCAACTACATACAAGCCCACAACTGGCATGGCTTCAGCAGCTCGCCGTGCCCTCAAGTGGAAAAAAGAAGGCAAAGCTGGTGGAACCCGAGTAGGCTTGGCCAGAGCAAATCAGCTTGTTAACCGTGAAAACTTGACAGCTAGTACAGTAATGAGAATGCACTCATTCTTTAGTCGTCACGAAGTAGACAAAAAAGCAACAGGATTCAACAGTGGAGAAGAAGGCTTTCCAAGTGCCGGCAGGGTGGCTTGGGATTTGTGGGGCGGAGACGGTGGCCAGTCTTGGGCCAGAGCTAAGCGAGATCAGATAGTAAGGACTCGCGAAAACAACTAAGAGGTGACCTATGGCAGATCCTACAGGGTATTTGACTGCAAAGGTGGCTTCTATGATAGGGGGTCTGTTTGGGGGCTTTGCAATTCTCACATTTATCAGACCAAAAACTATCAGTGAAGCATTTATGAGGGGCGGCGTTTCTGTAGGAAGTGCCATGGTTTTTACTTATCCACTATTAGAAATGATGGGTTTGTCCAATAACTGGGAAACCCAGCTCATGGGTGGATTCTGTGTAGGATTTTTAGCGTATACTGTGTTAGGTATGGTTGCTAACTTCTTACAAAAGAATCAAGACAAAGACATAGTACAAGTAGTCAAAGAGGTAAAGAAAAATGATTAACACAGTCGTTGGGTTCTTTAACTCTTGGACCCTATTAATCAATTTTGTATGCCATAGCCTCATATTTATAAGTATATTCTATGTTGCAGTTCATAATCGTGAACTAAAACCTTGGATTATTACTCCCCTATGGTGGTTGGCGTTGACGAGTGGGTTTACTGCTAGTACAGTGGTTGTACAATGGGCAATAGGTCCAGAACACCCCATGAGCTACTGGACCCTAGGAACTTTGGGAGAAATAACCTCTGGTATAATCTTGGCCTCAATAAGTTTTACAATGTTTTTACAAACACTCAAACACGACTTGAACTGTCGCAAAGATCGCAGATGAAAAAAGCCCCTCAACTTTTAGGTTGAGGGGCTTTTTCTTTATTCAGCAGGCTGCTGAGGCATCTGCTCTTGTGCTTGTTCTTGCAGTTTTCGGGTCAAGGGGTTGGCCACCTTAGCAGGTAGTTCCTGTAGACCGGCAATAATCATGTTTGCTTCTTGTTCTGTGACCTTAAATGTAAATTCCATATTTTCCTCTTATTTAATTGGACAAGCGCCTGTAGCGCAACCTTCTTCCACAATCTCATCAAAACTGTTAGCTGTATTGATATCTACAGGCAACAAGTTCTGAGTATACTCGTGATATGTTTGTTCATCTACTACTTCTTGCGGTAAGTAGAGATAACCCAAGTCTTTAGCTGTTTTTGTAGGGTCGCTGCGGAATAGGAAACTTACTCCTACATAGCAGTCCCAGTTGTTTAACAGCCAATCTTTAATGTCTTCAACTTCGCTGGGATCATAACTGATAGTCACTGATGTATTCTGCTGAGTCCAGCTGGTCTGAATCATCTTGTAACGCTCTAGCTGATCAATAGCACTCTCCAAGTTGACTTCTTTGCCATCAACCTTGTCAAAAGGTACATCGTCCCACTTGACAGGGAATGTAACTAATACACCACTAGGGTCGGTTGGGTGATTAATTACCTTGTAGTTAGCTGCTCGTAGTTTATCTACGACTGGATCAAATTTGGAGAACTGTACATTGTTGAAAATATACTTGCCTAGTGGCTTGTGTACACCCTCTGTGGTATCCATGATTTTGGATAGAGTGCCGCTTGGCTTGATACAGGTAATGTTCTTAGGACGTGGTAGCCCAAGTTCATCTGCCATTCCAACTGCTGCAGCCGTTGCTGTACGCTTGAGGTATTCATAATCGTAACCTGTCATGTCAGGACGTTTTACGATACCTGTCAAGCCAACTCCGCACAACCGTAGGAAGTAGTTGTTCAAATGCCAACTTTCTTGTAGAATACCGTCCTTCAAGTCTACGCAAGTCTGGCGATAGTTTGCACGAGCTGCAAGACGAATAGCTTCGTGCATTCCTGCATTATTGCCCTTGAACTTGCCAATGTCGGTTTCTGTTAAATTACAGAAGCTCTTGTTACCCAATAAGATCTCTACACAAGGATTGCAGCCTGCAAACCAAGGAGCACGGCGAGTGGCTTCCACAGCATTAATAAAACCAGGTTCGCTACCACCAGCATCCAACATTAGGTCAAAGATCTGACTGATTTCTTCGTAGGTAGGCTTCTTGCGGAAAACTAGACTGTTATTGCTCTGTTGGCGCTGACTGTTTCCATGCAACCACCAATCCTTTTTGGCTAATGCAAATTCTTTCCATTCAGGTTGGTCGTATTCAAAAAGAGCAATTTCAGCACTTCTACGACTAGAGAGTATAGTCCCAAGCCAATTAACAATGTCGAGAATATCCATCCTAGTAAGAAGGCTATCGGCACGACCATTAAGAATACGGGCAATAGCAGTATAAGCCACACTGATTGCTTCATCACCACTACTAATCCAGCCATAACCCTTTAACCTTTCACCAGCAGGTCGCAACTGACTAAAATCAAGCACAAGAGTGTCAGCAGGATACTTACCGGCCAGTAGTTTTCCAATACTCTTTGCCCATGCCTCGGCACTGTCGCCAACACGGATAGTCCATGTTTTAGTGTCTGGATCCCAAAATTCTGCATTGTGCTCACTACCACCCTTTTCAGTCCGTGTACTCCGAACAGTCTTAATGTTCTTGATTGGCTTAGAGAAGCCGTTCAGGGTGCCTACAATAGGCTTGAATCCCACACCGCAACCCTGTAACAACAGCCATAGTACGTCTACTACGTCGTATACTGTTTCTACGCAGGTAAAACTGCAATTGAATTGTGATGCTTCACGGGTCTTAGCAACGTCTGTGCCACCCAGCCACAATGAGCGACCACTCATTAGGACCTTGCGATCCAACATCAATTGTTCTAGATCATATAGTTCTGCGTATTCATCATCATCTAGTTCGCGTCCTACTGCACGTTCCCATAGCCATGCTTGGTGATCGATAACTCGCCCAACAGTTTCCTGCCAAGTTTCAAAGTTCAATCCAGTGTCATCTGTGGGACGGTTGTATGTTCGTCGTGTAATTACTTGTGCTCTTGTACTTACTGCCATATTATGCCTTTCCGGTACTGCCGAATCCGCCAGTACCGCGTTGTGTATCATTCCATTCGTCGTCTGACCAATTACCTACTTCTAGTTCTGGAAGTAGAATTGGAACTACTACCAGCTGCACGATTCGCTCGCCTGCTGGTAGATCTGTTTCGCTAAGATTTCCTGGGACCCCATTAAACATGAGTGAAGCCATGATTTCGCCACGATAATCACTGTCAATTACACCAACCGAATTGGTCATTGTAATGCCCTGCTTGCTCAATGAGCTACGTGGAAACAGCAAGCCCACGTGATTTACAGGAATTTTTACTGAAACACCGGTAGGTACCAGTGTTCTTTTGCCCATTTGCAGGGTGATCGTTTGTTTGCATCGTAGGTCTAGTCCAGCATCTGTTGGATTGCTGCGAGTAGGCATGCATGCGGGATGTTCTAGTTTAATTAGCATAATTTAGAAGTGTGGTGTTAATAGTTTCACAATTTTCTGGACCCAGTGCTTCGTCGCAGAACTCTAGCAAATCCATCAATCGATAGTTTAGCATCAAGGCATCAGCCCCGAACTCGTTAAGAGATTGAATATATTTATACTTACTAGAAATTGGCAAATTACCAATGATATCCCAGGTACTGCCATACTGAGATACCAGAGTTTGCGCCTTTTTCGGACCAATTCCGGCGACACCAGGAATGTTATCACCGGAATCGCCAGTAAGGCACTTGATACTAATGTGATCAGCAGGATTGTACTCATAGTGTTCGTTCCAATTTTCCCATGTAATTTCTTTGCGTGTAACGTAACTGAACCGCATTACGTCTTCACTCACCAATAGATCCCAGTCTCGGTCACTAGAGATCAGGACAACTTTGTCAAAGCCCAACTTTTTACGGTATTTGACAATGTAAGCAGCAATATCGTCAGCCTCGCACTTCTCAAATCGGAACAGTGGGTGCTTTGAAGAATTCTTGTAATGATCCATTACACGGTTAAACTCTGTAAAGAATCGTTCAAATGCCAGCTGTTCTTCTTGAGTTTGTTGATCAAACTTGTCTTTGCGGTTTTGCTTGTAGTCAGGATAAATAGCCTTACGATAGCTACTACTGCCACTGTCGCAGGTCAAGATAACCCTACCGGCTTTATAGCTTTTACGTAGACTATCTACTGTTCTAACATAGCTGTCAAGAAAGTCTGTGTCGCCGCTGTGCTTCCAGCGAAAACCCAAGTTTAGACAGTCCACTACCAGTGCAGTGTTAGGTTCCAGCTCTTGTACTTTGTTGAATTCAATACTCATGTTGATTGTTTAGTTAATCTACTATTATATAACATTGAACGGCAACATTCAACATATAAATTGCGGACGTTCCATCTTGATCCAGTCTTCTAAGACTGCTACATAAAACTCAAAACCGTTGCGGCTTACGTACATAAACGGCAAGTGTGAATTAGGCATCAATTCAAAAGCACAGAACAGCTTGCTGCGGTCAAACTTAAAGATCAGCAGCGGTTCTCGGTTAACCTGGTCTGCTTGACGTTTGCATTGTTCCCACCAGTGGAATAACTGCGGAACTTTGTCTGTTAGAATCTTGCTGGTAAGGTGGTCGTCTTGGTAGTGCTTTACTTCTACACAAAACACGTTGCCAACACCCGGAAGATAAAGGTCGCCCTTCATCAGGTGTTTGGCATCGAGTGCACCACTGCCAGGAGTACGTTGCCAGTCTAGCCCTGTAAGATCCTTTAAGGTCTTTTTTACAGCAGTTTCTGCTCTACTGCCCTTATCTCTGCTATCAACCATTATCTATCCTAGAAATGTTGTTTTGTTTCACCACTGTAATCTTTTCTAGGAGAGGATGTTGAAATCCGTGGCTAATAACAAATGTGTTTAAGTACTCTTCTCTGAGCAATACTTCTACCAATCTTTCCTTACCTTCAAGATCTAAGTTTTCGATGGTTTCGTCTAAGATGAGTAGATTTATACGTGTATTGCTTAAACTCTGCATCAGCTTGCGAATACCCAACAGGGCTGCTGCGTTTACTCTGGCTCTTTCGCCCCCACTCAATGCCAAGATTTCAATATCTTTGCCGTGGTCTGTGATAACTACGTTCAGTTTATCACTGCCTGCAATTCTAAATCCTAACTGAAAGCGACCATCACTCAATTCGCCCAAGTATTCGTTTGTGGTAGACTCCAGATCCTTGACTAAGCACTCGATCTTGTAAGCCACCAAACCTGTAGGACTAAATGTCTTCACTAATACTTGCAGGGTAGCTAATCTGGCACTAGCTTCTTCAAGTTCACCTCTGTGTACAACTAGACTAGCTTCCATTTCTTCAAGCTGACTTAAAATAACGTCTACTTTTGCATTATGAGCGATAGCCTTGCTGTTACTATCGGTGATCTTTTTGATCGTGTCTTTGACTTGCTGTATAGAAGCCTCTGTAGACTTAATGGTTTGTTCCAAAGTCTTTTTATCTAGTAACTCAGTAGTAATATTGGGATCATACAGAGCATGGTATTCTTCGTAGAGCTCTTTGGTCTCGTTTAGCTTTTCCCACTCTTTGACTTCCAGTTCCAAGTTACGAATCAAGGCTTCAAGTTCTTGAACTCGTGTAGCTGCATAACTCTTGGAAGACCTCTGCTCTTCTAACAAATCATCTATTTTGTGTTTGTCAATATCTTGTAGACAAGTAGGACATACACTACCCAGTTTGCCCATCTTGGAAATAAAGCTATCACAGTCCTTGACAGTTTTAGCCAATTCAATCTTTTCACGAGTATACTCTGGTATTTGACTACCTGGCCTAGTACCGACTGGCCTAACTACTAAACTTTCTAACAATTCTTTGTACTTATTATTTTGTACAATAGTACGATTTTTGCTTTCAATATCTCGCAAACTGTCACGAACAGCCTGACAACTATCTTCTAAGTCTTTTGGTTGGTCTGGTACTGGTTGTACCTCTTGCTTGGTCAGGTCTGAGGCTCGGTACTTCTTTAGCCAGTCATCGCAGCTTGCTATCTTTGCATTGGCTGCTGTAACGGCACTGTCAACACCTTTAGCTAAATCCTTGAACACGTCTCCCAACTCTACATACTTTGTTAGGTTGAGTAAGTCAATCAAAAACTTTTTACGATTGCCATCAGTTGCTGTTAGGAACTCTAAGCTAGCACTACTGCTTTGATACACAATCTGACAAAACGTTTTGTGGTCGTAACCAATAAGCTCTTCTATAGTCTTATAGGTAGCAGTAGAAGTATGACTACTAATATCTTCGCCGTTACAAGTTAATTTAACAGTTTGTGTAGTTCCACGTACTGTTTTTATAACATAGTTACTACCGCCCTTATTAAACTCTAATTCAACAGAGTAGCTCTTGGCTTTTACATTGCGGTTTAAGATGTCGGCTTTTTTGATGCCCTTAGAGTTTTTGTTGTATAACACTTCTTCTAAGATCAGTGCTATACTGCTTTTTCCGTGACCGTTTCTACCCACAATCTGTGTTAGTGGAGAAGTGGAAAAATCTAATTCGTTATTTTCTCCATAACTGAATAGATTACTCCATCTCATCTTTTTCAGTACAATCATTGGCTCTCCAAAAATTGTTTTAACTGTGGCAGTCCACCAACATAATACTCACCTACAAAAATTTGAGGAACGCTGCGAGCATCTGGTACTAATTCTAGCAAATCTTTTTTAGTCCAAGTACTGCCATCACCAATCTTTCGAACTTCTACGTTATAACCTTTTCGCGTCAGTAGTGAGACAGCACTATTGCAGGCTACACAGTTTTCTTGGCTAAATACGATGGCGTTAGTTGAGTTTGTGTTCATTATCTCTTAATTCCTTTAGTGCTTTTTCTATTGCGTCTTCATTTAGATTTAATACATAACGCAAGTACTCGCTCACTTCTTCACTCAGTGACAATTCTGGGGTCAAGATAAGTGCTGTGTCTGTTTCTCGTTTGACAATCTTTTTGTCAATCAATTCATTATCTTCTACACCACTCAGTTCACTCATGTCACCTTCGACCTCATACACTGTGTGATGATAGTCTGTGGCAATCATCGGCTCGCCGGCTTTGACTGTTTTACGGATAAGTTGGGGAACTTGTAGTTTTACCCAAGTATGCTCCAGAGTATCAGTATCCACAACAATAACGCCGGTATCGACAAGATTACGATGAAAACTAGTGGTAACGGGACTACCAGGATAAAGAATATTACGCTGGCAATTGTCGTAACTGTGAAGGTCACCGGCCAGAACCAAACTCCAGCGGTCAAACAATTCCAGAGGTACTTCGGGTTTAACATGTGGCGGTATCTCTCCTCTTACATGAGTGCAAAGTATTCTGTTGTGAAGGCTATAAAAAGTATTGTCAGGATCTTTTTCCCATTCCTTCAACCTGTTATAAGGAATAATATCAATACCTGGCAGTTTGTGCCAATAATCATCTACTATTGATACCTGACTATTGATCCTAGTTGTGGCACTTTTTAGATTTGTCAAAAAAGTAGTATTCTTCTTGACTGCCTCGTGGTTGCCACTGTAGATATAGGTAGGAATTTTGCAACTGGCTACAAAATCAAAGTAGATTTCGAGCTCTTCCATATTGGGTAGCTTGTCGAACAAGTCTCCACCAACAATCATAACGTCACAACGCTCTTGGATCTCCCACAACTGATCCATCAAGATCTCATATCGATTTTTAGCCCAATCGACAGGAACATTCTTCTGACCTAGTTTTATATGTATGTCAGCAGTAAATAATAATTTCATAGTTCCTCAGTGAGAAAAGCCCCTAAGAGTTCGCGATCTTAGGGGCTTTTTATTAACCTAGTTCTTTGATAGATTCGGGATCTACACTCTCGTCTTCAGCAGCACCGGCTACTAGCTTTTCTAGTGCAGCCTTTACTTCATCTGGAGTAGGACGAGGAAACTTTGAATCAATGTCTTCTGCCCCATCTGCCAAGGCCCTCTCATCTGAAGACAGTGCACGACGCTTGCACTTCAGTACGGACAGATTGTACTCTACATTGAAGGGCAGAGGACCAGTCTTGGTACGCTTGAACACAACATCCCAACCCTCATCGTAGTCCGTTGGATCACCTAGGTCTTCAGCCGCACTAAGAATCTGCTCAAATAGCTTCTTCTTCAAGTTGAGAGCCTTGACCTTACCGTCCTTGGGGTCGATACAGTTGATTGAGTATGCCCAGCTGCACTTCTTATCAGAGAAGTAAGCTGGAACATGGTCCATCTCGGTGTTTGTGAACTTCTCTTTTTCACGGTCAAAAGCTAGGCACTCGATAGGAATGTCCTTGTTGTTGGTGCCCTTTAGCCAGTACACATATCGTGGTAGGACCCCACCGATTAGACGGACACTATTCTCGCCGTCTTTGTACTCATAAGCCTCAACTGACTTCTTAACTGCCTTGCCTTTGGTTTCGCCAAACTTTAGAGCCATTGTAAATTTCCTCGTATTTAAATTTGATTAGATTGGTTTCAATAATTAATAATGGATTTCTTTTCAATTTCTCCGTTAGAAGATCTGGAAAGAATGATCTGTCTAGTGTTATTACGCCGTGGGTTTTATAGAGGAACCAGTCACGCCTTCCTGCCAGTCTTATGTATTGCGTTCTGTAACCAGGGTCTATGTTTTCTAGGTTCAATACAGGATCAGGATTCAGTATGTAACTGGTACCTTTAAGCGATGATTTACTAGGTTTATATTTAGATGTAGATCTAGAGGGGATGCTGCCACGGTGATGATAGGTAAGCAGTGCTAGGAATTTATCGGGGTCACCCGCAGCTTCCCTCTCTAAAATCTCCAAATTAAAAAATAAAGCCATTATTTGCCTTAAGAACAACTATTATAGCATTTGTGATTTGTCTACGCAAGTCAAAATTTATTTTGCCTTACAGTTTCTCTACTGTCCAGCCCTTGTCCATATAGAAACCCAGTCTGAGTGCTGCCTGACGGCGTTCTGGTCCACTGGCAAATGCTATATCTAATACCACTGGATCGGGTTTATCTGGGTGTAGTCTCATGATTCGTCCAATTATCTGTTCTAAGCTAATTGGATTTGAGGTTGGCACTGCCAGGATAACGCATGATAGTCTGTTGACAGAGATTCCTTCGGAAAAGATCTGTCTGGATCCAGCAACGCACACCTTTTTGCCACTTTCAAGCTCTTCGATGATGTCCTTGCGTTGTTCGTATGTTGTGGACCCTGTAACAAGCGCGCAATTTTCTCCAACTTTGTCCTTTACTTTCTCTAAAAACTCGGTTCGGTCTGCTACTACCAACACACTGTGCCCATGACTGATCTGTATCTTAGCCATGGACGCAATAAAGTTTTGATAGTCTTCGTCGTATAACAGATGATTGATCTTTTCTACCCAAGTGCCATCATTTTTTAGGTGCATTCCTGTGTTGACAATCTTTACCACTGGGTTCAGTGTATGAGCCTGTGGTGGTCTGTACACCTTGTCGCCAAAGTAATCACGAAACACTATGTGTTTGCCATCAGTACGCTCCATTGTACCGCTCAACGCAATACGGTAGCGGCTGTACATTCCATCTATCAAGCTACTAAACGTATCAGCAGGTACATGGTGTGCTTCGTCTAGGATGATTGTACCAAATTCTTTGCTTAAAGTGGCCATGTGTTTGGTAACAGTTTGAATGTTACCGATTACCACAAAGTGGTCTTCAATATCAAACTCACCACTACCAATCACACCAGGTGTCAAACCATATAGACTTTCCACTTCGCCCACCCACTGGTCTCGCAGGAAAGTGTTGTGTGTGATTACCAAGGTCTTTTGACCCAGCTTGCGGGCCAGGTGCAGGGCTGTAAAAGTCTTACCCCAGCCTACTAATGCGTTAATGAAGCAGGTGTCTTGGATCTGGTCGTATACTGGCTGTTGACTGTCTCGAAGTGGAAACCGCGGATTGGGAAACGGAACTTCGTGAGTTATACGCTTGTCTACTACCTCATACCCTTCTGGAACTAGGTCCCAACGACCCTGCGGCACACTAACAATGTCTTTGGGTAATACCTTGTAGTTCTTGATAGTCTCAATCTTTTTAGTCTTCCCCTTCTTACCACTCTTCATTTCGATACGATAGGTCAAGGCCTCCATTATCTCTTTTAAGTGGGCTTGATCTCGGGGCTTGAAATATATTCGATTACTTACTATTGCTTTGGGTTTTTCGGCTGTCATATCATTCTTACCGTGTCTTCTAGCTTATCTTCATACAGTCCGTATAACAGATAGCCCGTACCCACCAGCAACAATCCAGCATACTTTGTGTTCTGGTTTGGCGCGTGCAAAACTTTAAATCTGGTTCCAATGCCCTGAACTTCCACAATCGCACCGCCCGTCTTGATCGGTAAGACCTGACTGATGGGTTTAAATACTAACGGGACTCGTTTAGTCTTGCGATACTCAAACACTGTGCCTTCGCTGTCGATAAACCAAGTACCACCTTTGCTCAACTTGATCATGTCACCCAAGAAAAATACGGCGTGCTTGAGTTTTGCGAGTGCCACCCCATTGTTCTTCAACTGCAGCCGCCTCATGGCTAGAGAGCCACCATTTACGGAAGTGTCGTCAAGTACTACAATTTTAGGGTCAATCTCACCGTCTTTGTGGTGTACTTCGTAGTGATAGTACCAACGAGTACCTTCCTTAGTAGGCTTGTCTTGACCCAAGTGGTAGATTGGAAACTGTATTCGATTAAGCATTTTTAACAAGAATTCCGTTTTCTAGGCTGTAGTAGTCATCAAATTTGTCAAAGCTGTAGTCTTGGCCAATGTCTTGGTCAACTCCAATAGGGCTGCCTGGAATACCACAACCACGGTCTTTTTGAGTCATTGTCTTTAGGATCTCGCAGTAGTTTTCAACCTCGCTGTCAGGCACCAATCCCACAATTGAGTCATGTACTAACATAAAGATTTTACTCTTCATCTTTAGACGTTTCAACTCATCGTGAGTGTCCATCGCCCCCAATAGATTTACGTCTGAGGCTAGGCTTTGTACTTCCGCGTTAATTCCCGAACGTACTTCATGCGCTGCAATTCCTTTGTCCGCTGAGAATACGTTTGGTAGACGCCTTTTACGGCCAAAGAAACTATAGGTATACCCATTAGTCTCAATGAATGTCTTTCGCTGATCCAGCCAATTCTTGAGCTTCTTAAACCTAGTAAAGTATTGCTCAATGTCGTCTTTTGCTTGACTAATAGGGTAGGATTCCCCAGTAGCTTTCGTAACCGACTGGCTAACCTTTGCTGGGCCCGAACCGTATAATATTCCGAAACTGATTGCTTTTGCACTCTGTCTAAGCGAGCCATATTGTTTCTTAACATCTTCTACTCCGCACGGTAAGTTGAATACCATTTTAGCAATACTACTGTGAAAGTCTCCACCACTGGAGAACACACTTTGTAGGTTCTTGTCACCACTCAACACAGCAGCATAATACATCTCTGCTGTTGTCAAATCCTGACTTACAATCTTGTAACCGTCGGGGGCTCGTATGCATCCCTTAATGATTGGATCATCTCGCGGAATTTGCTGAGCATTAAACTTACCACTGCTAGATAAACGGCCACTAGTGGTAAAGATAAGATTAAAATTGGTACGAATTCGGCTATCACGATCTAACTCCGGTAAAATTTTTGCAACATAGCTGGATTGAATCTTGGCCAATTGACGTACAGTGAGGATCTGGGCAGGGAGTGGATGTTCTTCACTAAGTTCCTCAAGTACTTCGGCATCGGTTGATAGTGCTCCAGTTTTTGTGAGCTTCCCTGTTGGTGTAAGTCCCACATAGTCAAACAAAACTGTTCGAAGCTGCTGCACTGATCCTGGATTGAAGATTTTTCCACTATCCTTTTCAAACGCTTTAACTTCCTCAAAACTATAAACCTTTTCCTTAGCTTCTAGAATCCACTTGTCAAGATAAGTACCAGCCGCTTCCATGCGCTCACGACTGATGGGGATGCCTACTTCTTCCATGTCCATTAGGAATAGTGTTCCACGGATAAGTAGATTTTGATATACCCACAGCAACTTAGGATTCTTTTGAACTAACGGCCAGAACTTTTCGTACAGTTCTAGGGTCACAGCAGTGTCGATGCTCGCATACTTAGAGATCACATCAAACGGGATGAGATCATAAGTAAAGTCCTCTTCTAGCAATCCCTGCTGTTTACAGTAAGATTTCTTGAAGTCGTCTAGTTCACTGTCATAATCGCCATAGTCGGTGTACTTTAGGGCTAGTTGTTTCAAGCCATGGCTGTCAGTTTCGTCGAGTACATAGTGCATAACCATTGTGTCATGTACCTTAGCCCGATTAAAGTCAATTCCTAGATGATAGTTAATCATCTTGTAGTCAAACTTCATGTTGTGAAACACGATATCGTACTTGTCGATGATTTTATTGATCAATTCTAGGTGACGGTCATCCAATACATCCGTCAAGATGTATCGGCCTTGCTTTTTCTTGTAACTCAAGCTAAGACCCAGTACATGGCCATCTCGTGGGTACAGAGCCGTTGTTTCCGTATCTACTGCTACTACATCGACTGCATTGTCGAGTACTTCTTGTAGGTAGGCCAAGGCTTCTTCAGAGTCATTGACTCCCTTAAAATCGCCGGTCTGGCTACTGTTTTTAGTATTGCCAGCTACATACTGCTTTATCTTGTCTACAGCACGCTCAAAGTCTGGTTTACCTTCAGGCTTGAATACCAACATAGCAGGATTACTAATGCACACCCACTTATCGTCAATTAACAGACCAGCATAGTTGGTAACACTGCTGACCTTGGCATACTCTTTCGCTGCTTCAGCGCCTACCAAGATTACCAAGTCAAAAGGCTCTAGTAGTGTGCGGTCCAGATCTACATCCTTCTTCAACAACTTTTGAATAGGAACTGAACTCATGTGGAATGTCTCAAACTCAAAGTCAAAGTACTTTGAGTAGTCATTTCTGCTAGGTGCTTTATCAACTATTGCGATCTTTTTCACTTATGTATTCCTTTATGCTATCTACGTATTCTTGCGACAGTTCACCAGGATCTGAGTCTTCTTCTAACACGATCTTTTCTGTTAGATAACCACATTCCTGCAATACAGGCTCCAATTTATTCATTGCATCTTGGCCCGCCTGGTCACCGTCATACATTAGATATATTTTTAATATGCCCTGAGTTTTCAAACTCAATAGCTTTAGGTCTGGTTCTTTGAATAGTGTGTTAGTTCCAAAAGTGCAACATACGTTTTGTAGTCCCTTGTCGTAGAGGTTTAACATATCAAATATGCCTTCTACTAACACTGCACTTGTGTATTTATCCTGAAAAACCTCTGGATAGATTGGCATCGTTACTCCACGAGGATAGTTTAAGTATCGTGGATTACCGTCGCTCATCATGTGGCGGCCAACATAGACCATATTCTTGCCACGAATGTCACGAATAGGAAACCAAATTCGGTCACTCAGTTCACTGCCGCTGTTGACATAAAATGACCCAAACTCTTTTAGAGTTTTAGTACTGATACCGCGAAACGGTTTAGTAACTGGAATAAATTGTTCCGGAAACTCAACACCGTTAAAGTTGATAGCAAGGTCTTTCAATTTCTCTTTTAGTTTTGCCACTTTGATGCTAGTAAAGTTTCCTACTACCCCAAAGTGCTTGAATATGTTTGTTTTAAACCCACAGCTAAAGCAGTGACTAACTCCAGTGATGCGGTCAACGCGAAAGCTCGGATTGCCGTCGTCATGGTCTGGATTTAGACAGCGGATAAGATAGTCCCTGCCACTAACTGTGAAACTAATATTTTGTTTATTTAGTAGGTCGAGTACGTGGTCTGACATTATATGTTCCAAGGAATATCACTGTCACTGTCATCTTGCTTCTCGGCTGTTTTCTTTTTACCGCTTCGCTTGATTGTTTCTTTCTTTTCAGGAGCCTCAATGTCATGAGGACTGATGCGAAGGCTGTCCCAGTTGATGGGCGACGTAAATGTCATCTCACGTCCGCCACGAATCTTTGTGGTAGAGAAGGTCAGTGCGCCTTTCTCTTTTTCATGTGCTTCCATTACTAAGGCAATGTCAGCAGCGTCAAGAATACCCTTAGCAAACCGTGCTTCACCTGTAGCATCAATCTGATACGGTGAAATCATAACAATATCATACTTTCGAGCCAACTCTTTCAGTTTCTTAGAAATCACAATCTGTGGCTGCCAATCAAACTGGCTAGCACCTTCGACTACAATTTGATTTAGGTAGTCTACTACTGCCACCGTAAACTTATCACCAAACTTGGCCTTCAATTTACCTAAGTGTAAGTCTAGGCTGGTCAGTGTTAGTGCGCGATCATCAATGATAATCATCTGATTGTCAGTCTTCAACCGCTTTTCGCGTACCAAGCTCTGCTCAAATTTGATCTTGTCGCGGTGTGTTTTGAAAGCCTCTACCAAGTCGTCACTGTTTTCAAACATGCCTGCTCTGGCTTTGACGACTCGAAGTAGCTCTTCTTCTGTTAATCTGTTCTGTTTTAGGTTCTGGTGGCTCACATTAGCCAAGATACTCAAGTTACGCTCAAGTACCTCATGTGCAATCATCTCAATACTGAATATAACACTTGTATTTCCAGACTCATACTGGCTGATAGCAATATTGCTACTGCAAATAGACTTGCCGCTACCTCTCTTGCCGCCAATGAGAATGAGCTCCTGCCTTGCAACACCAGCGAGGGTAGCATCAAAAGTATTATTAAATCCCAGATGGATACGATCACGAGCCAGTTCCTCTGCGTTCTTGAACAACATAATATCTGCCATGTTGTAGACGCCCTCTGTCGTCAGAGTCTTGTCATCTAGTGTCAACACCATTGCAGCCAGGTTTTCTTTGATCTCCTGACTGTCATAGACTGGCAGTTTGTCTATAAATTTATCTAGTAATTTGATTGTTTCGTTTTGTGTATATTGGTCTATTAGGGCATTTAAGGCTACTTCAGAACTAATGTCTGGGTTGTCGGCTAACTTGAGTGTCGCCAACGTCCTTAAAGCAGGACCTTCTCTTAAGGTGAGCTCTAGCTCGTCGAAAGATGGAATCGCACTATAGTTGTCGTAGTACTTCTTAACTGCGCTATATAGACTTGAAAAAGCTGGATCCAGAAAGACGAGCTTTAACCTGGACCAGATATCCAAGCTCCTTTCTGTCAACAACTTATTTAAGACAATAGCACTACAATCCATCAGACTACCTTAGATTCGTTATCTATAATTACTTGATCAATTATTTCTTCTATTTTGTAGATTACATCGCTGCGGAGCTTTTTAATATCTTGCTGATAACTACCGCCACTGTCATAGAACAGGCTGAGCTGCTCATGAGTTAACAACTGCTGTAGTCCAAAATAAATAAGATCGTACGCAATCGTGCTTTCTGGCATTACTTCTACTTTGCAAGTTTTGCCATAATTATGTGCTGCTTGGCGCACAACCTCTTCAACAGTTAGACTTTCGTTATCATGGTATGTAATTGTTACTTTCATGATTCTCCAGTGCAAAAAGGGATAGAGGTTTTTAGTCTCTATCCCTTGTGTCTAAAATCGACTTAGATCAGGCAGTCGCCGCCTTGGCTTCAGCCTTGGCCTTCTTT